TAGACGCTATCATTGAGAGTGTCAAAGAGAAAGCACTTGAAGCAGTGATGGGAAGCGTTACTGAGTCACTACCTAGTGTTGATCTACCTGATGCTACAGGACCTGCAATACCTTCACTACCTACACCTCCAGCACTATAAATAAAACTGCCTAGCAGTTTCTAGATGGAAGATAAGAAGGACAAACCTAAAGGTCCTATAGGTAAACTACAAGAGTTTGCTGAAGATAAAGAAGAACAGTTATTAATCCTTAGTACATTTGTTCGCCTTGGTATTCTGGTGTGGTCTGGTGCAATATTAACATTGAATTACGTCACAATACCAGGTTGGGAACAAGACAAGATCGATCCGACCTTTATAGCTTCGGTGTTTACGGGAGTTACAGCTACGTTCGGAATCCAGACCGGTGGTAAGAAAAAGAACGGTGAAAATGGTGGAGGTGTTAACATAACCAAGAAGGATATGGAGATGCTCATCGCCAAAGCAGCAGAAGCAGCACCCACTCAAACAATCAGGTTAGAACAGGGTCCCGTGACAATATCAGCGAGTCCAAATAAAAAGTCATCATAAGATACCTGTGGTATAGTACATAGTAATGTAGTAAATAATACAGAACTATGAAACACTATGTCGTAGGTTATCATGACATGATGAACAACGTTATAGAGATCTGTGAGTACGCTGATGATGCTTTCCAAGCACTACAGCAAGCAAAGCATGACATCCCAGAACTCATAGGTCACCCAAATGCATGTGAGTATTGTTACTTAGAAGATGGAAGAACTTGACTTCATACACTCTCCAAGTGTGAATAAGATAGAGGTAACTATACCTCCTATCAGAGTTCTCAACGTGCCAAATATAAAAGTATTCAATGCACCCTCTGTACCTAACGTAACAGTCCCAGTTACAGTGTACATTGGGAAACCAATAGTAGATTTACCAGGTTGTGTAGAAGCACACCCAGAAGACGAAGGAAAAAGTCCCTCACTTGTCACGGATGACAGTGATGGGACTGTTGTTTTATGTGACGGTCAGTATCCATCCTTTGATGCGATGGACTATGTACCAGAAGATATAATAATAACGACAGAAGCACCCCCACCTGATGTTGTACCTCCACCAGATCCACCAGGTGCACCAGAGGTTCCTGAGACTACTGATCTAGGTACAGAGGAACAACCATGTCCTGCACCAGGTCAACCAAGAGTGGGTGATCTATCTCAAAGTGGAGATGAGAAGGTTATAGGTCATGAACTCCAAGGCACGACCTGTGTAGTATTATATGAACCTACTACTGCTATTGAAAAATATTTACCAACTACAAACGTGGTTACGACTACAGCAGTCATAGCAACTGTTGCTACTGCGTCTGCCCTATTTGCAAAACCCCTAGCGGATTTGATTCTGAGGGCTGTGAAACCTCTAATAAAGAAGGCAACTGATACTGTGAAGAAGAAACTGGGACGTCATCGGACTTTGTCTCCTCAGGAGGTGAGATCAAATAAGTATCGGGAGAAGAGGGGTCTACCTCCTTTGAAGGCTCCGAAAAAGAATAAGAAGTTGAAGGGATAGAGTGAGTATGATTTGGTAATGTATTTGGTGGGTTTACCAATACAACATCAGCACATACAGAGTAGTAAGGAGACTTTGGATGGAACATAATTCCAGCCTTCATTAGTTCTCCACAATTTTTTAAACGAGCTATCTCAAAGTCCAATCTCTTGTTGGCATTTGTCTGCTCGATGAATGCTATCTGCTGTGTTGCTGCCTCTTTACATAACTGAGTCAATTTCCTATCAAGTGGCCAACTTATAGTACCACTGATACCTATTGATATATTCTGGTTGTTCTTCTGACCTGTTCTTGTTGGTTTATAAAATAAAATTTCACCTGGATTATCGGGTACACCGTCATCATTGGCGTCTAGCATGTTGTACACTGGATCCATCCAATAATCTTCGTAAGGATGCTGCTCGCTGAGACTCCCAGTGAAGAACGGAGTAAGGTTCATGGTAGCACCTTGACACTGTATACCATTACTATAAGTGTTGGTAATATAAGGTCCTTGTAACACCTGTATAGCTTGATTGGTTACTGATCCTGAAGAGTTGGCGACTGGATTAGCGGTAGCAGAAACTCCCCCCACGTCTGTGTTTGCTAAGACTGGGGTAGTTATGGTAAAAAGACTAAGGACGGATAGTACTGATGTACTTATTGACTGAAGATTGAGGTTGTATCTGTGACGCTTTGTATTGTTGTTGTTCTTTGTATTATTGTCTGTGTCTGTAAGCCTGGGCCATTGTAGTGCTCCGTGAATTGGAACGATTGTCCTACGTTTTGCTGTGTCCAGTTTGGTTTTTGTTCTAAGTCTAAACCAGTCCATGATGAAGTCACTCCATTCAAAGTATTAGATTGAGCAGTCCCCACATCGGGTGACATGCTCGTGCCATCGTGTTGTACGTTTGTCCCCGTTACCGAGTATGTCCAGCCTGTCGAGTAATCCATAGAATTAATCGTCTCTGTCACGGTGGAAGTCGTTTCCGTGTGGCTGGTCATCGAGCCCTGTGTGAAGTTAGGGACCACAGGGACTGCAATCGCAGTCGGTGCAGTCGCAAGGACAAGTGCACTGACAGTTATCGCACGATACAGTTTCATTTGTTACCATAACTCCTTATTTTATAGTAAGTTCAGTGACATGCTGTCCTGTAGCTGAAGTACCTGCACCACCAGCAGTTATTGTCATAGCACCTGCACTGGTTATAGTTCCAGCGAGTGTGTCTTTTGTACCAGCAGCAGTAGAAGTTTGATTACTGAAGTTTCCTACAGCACCTACTGTTGGAGCTGATGTTGGAACAGCGTCTGCTTGGGTGTATGACTGGGTAAAGCTGAAAGCTGCACCAGGTACATCCTGAGTTGCTGCTATAGTACCAGGAGCATAAACACCTGAAGTTATAGTACCAACAGAAACAGTACCAGCTGTTGTACCATCTGTTGTATCGACACCGTTGCCAGTGATAGAGAATGAGGATCCGATCCTCTCAACCTGTGTTGCTGCTGCGTTCACTTGTAACTGAACACTTGATGACAGTCTGTGAGTAATGTCTGCACGAGCAGTCATCGGAGCAGCTAACGCTAACATAATAAAAGGAATAAGTTTTTTCATTCTTATACGTAGCATTCTAGCCGTATTTATGATAATATATATCCAACGATAAAAATACCTAGAAACATGAGAATTTTTCTTGACACTGCCGATACAGAAGTGATCAACAAGCACTATGTCACTGGTCTTATAGACGGTGTCACAACAAACCCAACACTTATACGTAAGAGTGGTAGAGATCCCATCAAAGTCTACGAAGAGTTAGCAGAGTTAGGACTCACTGACATCAGTATGGAGGTTGGTGGTAATGCCATGGAGATGGTAGAAGAAGGCAAGAGACTTGCTACTTTGTTTGGAAAGGTTGCAACCATCAAGGTTCCATGTACTGTTGAAGGTCTATGGGTATGCAGAGAGTTGAAAAGAAATCTTATAAATGTAAATGTAACTTTGATATTCTCAGCAGCACAGGCAATCCTTGCAGCAAAGGCAGGAGCAAAGTATGTTTCTCCTTTTGTGGGCAGATTGAATGACAACTCTGTAAATGGATTAGATTTGATTCAAGAAATCAATAGTATATTCACAATGCAAGGTGTTCATGAGACAGAGATACTATCTGCATCTATTAGAGATGTGTCTGGTGTGTCTGGTTCATTCGCTAGAGGTGCCGACATAGTTACAATGCCACCATCAGTATTTGAAAAGATGTACAACCACATCTTGACTGACAAGGGGTTAGAACTTTTCAATGCAGATTTAGAGAGCATAGCAAATGCGAATCATTCATAACGCAGTATCAGATGAACTCATCGATAGATGTCTCGATGAAATACAAAAGAAGAAGACGCAAGATGTTTGGGGTATATCCAAATGGAAATGGAATGCTCCACTAACTAAAGGTTTCAAACAATTTTGTTTCTCTTCTAGACCTGAGGTATATCAATTCAATGATCTTAGGAATCAACTCACACAATACTTTGACAGAGTACCTACAAATATAAACTATCATTTGTGGTTACCAGGTTCTGGTATCAACTGGCATGATGACAACATGAACATCTACGGTGCTACATTATATTTGAATGATTGGGTACCAGAAAAGGGTGGTGTATTCATGTGGAGAGAAAAAGATACTGAAGAATTGAAGTGCATGCATCCTCAAAGAAATATGCTCATGATAAATGAGTATGGAGAAGATCATGCTGTCACCCCTATCATGGTAAATGAGGGAGCAGGATTGAGATTGTCTGTGCAGATATTCTGTGCATACCCTAATGAAGAGTTGAATCGAGGTCAACCATCAGCACCTGTACCACCAGAAGGACATTACGATTAAATGCATCTTCACTCTAAACATATTGGTCTTGATTGGGCAGATGATGTAGAACTGCTCTGCAATAAACTTATACTACAACATAAATGGAGTAGTAAAAACTATAAGAGAGGTGAGTATGTATTTGATATAGCACCTAATAATCTAGGATTCTTTCAACCCCTATTTGATATAATAAAACAAGAAGTTATAACACTATATCCTAAGGCAGATATACCAGATAGAATATTCAATAAGAGTTGGGCGTACGTATCTAATCAGGATAGGACTGTGAGTTTTATGCACAACCACATGCCTGAGAAAGTAAAGAAAGATATATCTACTGTCTTCTACCTACGGAAACCACCACAGTCAGGTGACATCATGTTTTTATTGGGTGGAGAAGAGTATATACATAAACCAGTGGAAGGTGAACTCCTTATCTTCCCTGCTACATACTATCACTCACCTTTGCCATCAAAAACAAAGGAATATCGGATAGCAATCAACGTCAATGTAATGACTCTAAATGAGTATGATTACTTCCTTGACAACTGAGGTGAATGAACAGTATAATTATGTCGTTAGTTCAAAAAACAATGTCGAAGAAGGGATCTTTTCTTTCGAGATTCAAAAACAAATCTCAACTACTTGTATCTGCTGTTGAAAATAAGATAGACTTAGAGTATGATCATCCTAATCTTTATGATTCTCTAAAGTCTTTCTATCAGTCACAAGACATTTATTTTTACAATGATAAAGATAGAGATTACGATGTTATTATGGAGAACTTAGAGTATGATCTATTGAATACGGGGTTTATTGGATGATTGAAAAAGAAAGAAGACCATGGGGTTACTTCACTGTCTTACAAAGAGGTGACAATTATTGTGTCAAAGAACTCTTCATAGAACCAGAGATGAGGATCTCTCTACAATTCCATCGGTATCGCACTGAGGACTGGGTTGTTGTAGAAGGTGATGGTGTAATAACTCAAGGTAATCTTGAGACACCATGTAAAGTTGGTGATACATTTTTTATACAAATAGAACAACGACATCGTATACAGGGTGGTAAAAAGGGAATAAGAATTATAGAAGTACAAAGAGGTGACTGTCAGGAAGATGATATTGTAAGACTACAAGATGATTATAATCGTGTAGATCATTTTGCATGGGGTCACTACTAATGAATCAAGATGATTTAAAATTTCCCATCACTGCTTCAAGTGCTTTCTCTCCAGAAGACCCTGCACATTACCAACGTGGTAATATACAAGTTTGGGATTTCATAGCAGATCAAGGACTTGATTTCTTCGCTGGTAATGTAGTGAAGTATGTCTGTCGTGCAGGACACAAGGACGATAAAGTCCAAGATTTGAAGAAGGCAAAAGCATACATTGATAAACTTATAGACTTATGTTCCTAGTTACAGGTGGTGCAGGATTTATTGGCAGTAACTTCCTACACTATCTCAAAAAATATACTGGTGTAGATGATCAGGTTATCATCATTGACAACCTATCTTATGCTGCTGACAAACAATACATGCCACTCAATGATCAGTTTGTATTTGAGTACTGTGACATATCACAGGAGGAGAATGTAAATTATATCTTTGACAAGTATAAGATCAAGAAAGTATTTCACTTTGCTGCTGAGTCACATGTTGATAATAGTATAACTAATTACAGACCTTTCTTAGAAGCAAATGTAATTGGTACAATCAATTTATTGAATGCCAGTCTAAGACATAACGTAGAGAAGTTCCATCACATATCTACTGATGAAGTGTATGGTTCTTTAGAATATTATGACAAGGTATTATTCAAGGAGACAACACCATATGACCCTAGAAATCCGTACTCAGCAAGCAAAGCAGCGTCTGACCATTTTGTCAAGACGTGGCATAACACTTATGGTCTACCTTATCTTATTACTAACTGCTCTAACAACTATGGTCCTCATCAACATGTAGAGAAGTTGATACCTAAAGTTATATACAATGCGTTTAGAAATAAGATTACATATATGCATCAAGGTGGACATCAAGTAAGAGATTGGTTATATGTTTACGATCATTGTTCTGCAATATGGAAACTGGAAGAGAAGAATATAATCAACGATCACTTCAACGTAGGTGGTTCATGTGAGAAGAGAAATATAGATGTTACTATAATGATATTAGATATGCTGAAGAAACCACATGATCTGATTGGTATCAGCAATGAAAGACCTGGTATTGACAAACGATATGGAATGGATCATAGTAAGATTACACAACGCACAGGATGGAGACCTACTACAGATTTTGAAGTAGGTATTCGTGCTACTATCACATGGTATCTTGAAAAGTTAGTATGATTTCACTTTACGGTCACGGTTTCATAGGTAAGCATTTCAAAAACCTATACAAGGAACAAGTTGAAGTACAGGAGAGAGATGATAGAGTGCCAAGGCACAATGAAATCCTGTACATGATCTCTACCACCCACAATTACAATGTACATGATAAGATCACTTTGGATGTCGAAACAAATCTTCGAGTCCTTTGTGAAACACTCGACTTCTGTAGATCAGAAGACATCACATTCAATTTCGTTTCCTCATGGTTTGTCTATGGCAAAGGGGGAGCACTTCCCGCCACAGAGGTATCGGATTGCAAACCAACAGGATTTTATTCTATTACCAAAAAGTGTGCAGAAGATCTTATCATTTCTTTCGCTCAAACGACAGGGATGAAGTATAGAATCCTGAGACTATGCAATGTCATGGGTGAGGGAGATACTAATGCCAGTAGGAAAAAGAATGCTATCCAATGGATGGTAAATGAATTGAAACAAGATCGTGATATCAAAGTATATGATAATGGATCTCATTGTCGTGATATAATGCATGTCAAGGATGTATGTAGAGCAATGAAACTTGTTATGGACAAGGGTGAGTTGAATGAAATCTACAACATAGGGTCAGGACAACCCACTAAGGTTAGTGAGATTGTAGAACTCGCTAAACACTTCACAAGATCTCGTGGTGAGATTATAAACATTGATCCACCAGAGTTCCATAACAACGTGCAGACACAACACTTCTGGTTAGATACATCTAAGTTGAGGAAGTTAGGTTTTGCTCAACATATAACAAACGAATTCATAGTAAAGGATTTATGTATAACCTAGGAGAACAGGTCGACAACTTCATATTCAGTCTTGAGAAAGGTGGATATGATATCATGCCTTATCTTCCAAACAAGAATTGGAAACCAGGCGATCCCATTTATTACTCAGGTCCTTACTGGGACAATAGAGAAGTTACTGCTGCTATTACAACATTACTAGGTGGTAAGTGGTTGCCAGCAGGAGAGAATGTCAACAAGTTTGAACGTGCATTCTCTAAGAAGTTTGACTTCAAGCACTCTGTGATGGTAAACAGTGGTTCGTCTGCTAACCTAGTGATGATTGCTGCGTTGAAAAAATATTTTGATTGGCATGATGGAGATGAAATTATAGTATGTGCATGTGGTTTTCCTACTACTATCAATCCTATCATTCAGAATGGATTGAAACCTGTCTTTGTAGACATAGACATGGAAGATTTGAACTGGAACCTACAACAGATAGAAGATAAACTTACACCTAGAACTGTTGCTGTTTTCTCTTCACCTGTTCTTGGTAATCCCTATGACTTCGATAAGTTTTTTAAGATTCTTGATAGGAACAGATTGCATTACATCGCTGACAACTGTGACTCCTTGGGTAGCAAGTGGAGAGGTGAGTTGCTGACTAAAAAAGCCGTCGCAGCGTCTTGTTCTTTCTATCCAGCACATCATATCTGCACGATTGAAGGTGGAATGATCTCCTCTGACATCGAGGAGATAGTTCAGATCGCCAGATCGTTTGCTTGGTGGGGTCGTGGATGTTACTGTGTAGGTGCCCAAAATAAATTGCCCAACGGTGTCTGTGGAAAGAGATTTGATCGTTGGTTGGAAGGGTACGACAAGGATGTCGATCATAAGTATGTCTTTGGCGTCCAAGGATACAACCTCAAGCCTGCCGATCTGCAAGGGTCTATTGGACTTGTGCAGTTGGAGAAGCAGACAGAGATACATTGTGTCCGTCGTATGAATAAAGGAGCACTCACTCAAGTCTTCAACCAAATTCCTGGTTGCAGGGTTGTTGAAGAGAAAGAACATGCTGAGACCTCTTGGTTTGGAGTTCCGATAATATATAAGGACGGTAAACACCACCTTGTAAAGTATCTAGAAGATCATGGAATCCAAACGAGGAATTATTTTGCTGGTAATATTCTTATGCATCCTGCTTATAGGCATATCGAACCTGCATCAAACTATCCCAGAGCTTCAGAAGTTCTAGACAACGTGTTCTTTATAGGATGTTCACCAGTTATTACGATGGACATGCTAGACTACATAGATCATGTTATAATAAAATATATCAAAGAAAACAAATGAAGAAGACAGCATTAGTGCTCGGTGCCGGTGGGTTCATCGGTTCACATATGGTCAAAAGATTGATTAGCGAAGGTTATTGGGTAAGAGGTGTTGACCTCAAGCACCCTGACTTTTCTGATACTGCTGCCAATGAGTTTGTAACAGGAGATCTCACAGATAGAGACTTCATGAGAAGAGTCATTCACTTTAGAGGAGAGAGTGGAAACTTCTATGCTAGTGTTCCTTTTCAGTATGAGGAACCATTTGATGAGATATATCAATTTGCTGCTGACATGGGTGGTGCAGGATATATCTTTACTGGTGAGCATGATGCTGACTTGATGCATAACTCTGCTCTTATTAATATTAATCTTCTATCATGTCAAAAGGAGATGAATGAAAGTTACCCACGTCTTTTACAACCCGTACCTGACATAGTGGGTAAAACTAAAATATTCTATTCAAGTTCTGCCTGTATGTACCCTGAGTACAACCAACTTGATCCAGATAATCCTGATTGTCGTGAGGATTCCGCTTACCCTGCTGCACCTGATTCTGAATATGGATGGGAAAAATTATTCAGCGAGAGGTTATATCTCGCTTACAGTCGTAATCATAATTTCGATGTTAGGATTGCGAGGTATCATAACATCTACGGACCAGAAGGAACTTGGTACGGTGGAAGAGAAAAAGCTCCCGCAGCTATCTGTAGAAAGGTCGCATACGCCTCAGATGGAGACTCCATTGAAGTATGGGGAGATGGACTTCAAACACGAAGCTTCCTCTTCATCGATGAATGTATTGAAGCAACACGTAGACTCATGGAAGGAACGTGGACTGCTCCCATAAACATAGGGTCAGAAGAGATGGTAACCATTGATCAGTTAGTAGATACTGCTGCTAAAGTTGCCAAGAAAGAAATTGGTAAAGATCATATTGACGTGCCACACACAGGTGTAAGAGGTAGAAACTCTAACAACGATCTTATCAGAGAGAAGTTAGGTTGGGATTATAGTACAACACTTGAAGAGGGAATGAGTAAGACATACAACTGGATCATGTCACAGATTACTAAGGATATGTTCCCTGTTGATGCAGAACGTGATATAACTGGTAAGAAGTATTTGTCTTATGGTAACTGTAACAAATGAATACAACCTATAATTATGAAAAGGATACTCTAAAGCATCCTTTCAGTGGACACACTAAAGTATTTGAAAATTACTCTCAAGCATATCAGGATTTGTTTGTTCTCTCTATGCTGAAGGGTAAGAAGAATGGTAAGTACGTTGAGGTTGGTGCAAACCATCCTCAAAGTATGAGTAACACATTCTTATTAGAGACTGTGTTTGGTTGGAGAGGATTCTCTATTGAAATAGAGAAATCAATGTGTGAAGTTTTCAATGGAGACATGGCAAGACAGAACCATTGTTATGAAGCAGATGGTACAGTGTTTGATTATGAGACAGCAATCAAGAAAGAGAAGTGGCAAGGTAGAATAGATTACCTTTCTCTTGATTGTGAACCACCCAACATAACATTTGATGTACTCAAAAAGTTTCCATTAGATGAGTACAGATGTAGTGTTATAACCTTTGAACATGATGCATACAAAGATGGTTTTGGTATCATGGATGCGTCAAGAAAATACTTGACAGAAAAAGGATATGTGTTAGTATGTTCAAGTGTATGTAACGGATCAAATCCATACGAAGACTGGTGGATTGATCCATACGTAGTCAAAGAGGAAACATACAAACCATTTGAATGTATGGGTTCCGAAGCAAGAAACATTTTCATATGAAAATTTCTCATTGGTATGGTAGACTAGGTAATAACATACAACAATGTGCTGTTGGTTTGATGATGGCACAAGCATACAAAACAACATTTGAATCAATACCACATGATGTCATCAAACAATTTTCGGTTAAATTTGGGGATGGTCGTAGTGACCATCAGTCCAAATTTTTCTATTATCAAGGACCGTACAAAGAGGTTACGATTGATTCTTCGTTGGTCTACACACAGATACGAGCGTTTTGTAAGGAGTTTATATACCCTCAGTTGGCACTCCCCAGTGTTGATGTTCCTGATGACACTCTTGTCATCCATCTTCGCAGTGGAGATGTTTTTGACAAGAACGTCACTAACCCTAATCAATATGTTCCTAATCCCTATGTTTTTTATTTTACTTTGCTTGAAGCCTTTGAAAAGGTCATAGTAGTAACAGAACCAGACGATTACAATCCATTGATAGAGGAGTTGAGGAATCAATGTCCTAAAGTAAAGGTACAATCCAAGAGTGTTGAAGAAGACTTTGCTACTTTGATGAATGCAAAACATGTAGCAACATCAGGTGTAGGAACATTTGGTACTGCTGCTGCATTGTGTAGTAGAAAGATAGAAGAATTATATTGTACTGACCTCCATATTACAGAGCACCTAAATTATAAGATGTTCTATAATACTGATGTCAGGATCAACCTTATGGAACTACCTGATTACATAGGTATAGGAGAATGGACTAACTCTGATGAGCAACGACAATTCCTTTTCGATTACAAGGCACAAACTTAAACTCACACATCAGAAACTCATAGAGATTCTGTGTAAGAAGTTACCATACTATTACTTTGATGATTGTGCTTATGGTAATTTTGAGCATGATCTAAAGACTGATATGCATCCGTACTTCAGTCATACATTATTGAACGAAGAAGGAGAGAAGTCAGAACACTTCCGTAAGTTCCCATGGATTCCAATCGGTGAAGCAATAGGTATGCCTAATAATAAAATGATGAGAGCACACATGACATTACAATACCCTAGACCTGATGTCTTTGGTGTACCTCATAACTCACATATAGATCAACCTGATAGAAAACATATTGTGGCACTATATTATCCTAATAAAGCAGACGGTGACACATTCTTTTTTGACTCTGATCAAAACATTATACATAGAGAAGCACCTGAAAGAGGGAAGGTTGTAGTCTTTGAAGGGTCACAGTATCACTCAAGTTCTTCACCATCTAAGACTACTAGATTCACCCTCAATATAAATTATTACCCATGAAAATTTTTGACGTTTTTACTTTTTATAATGAACTAGATCTGTTAGAACTAAGAATGAATATCTTAGGTAACTCAGTAGATTATTTTGTTATCAATGAGGCAAACATAACCTTCACAGGTAAACCAAAACCACTATACTTTGCAGAGAATAGAAAGAGATTTAAAAAGTGGGAAGATAAAATAATATATCATCTGACAGAGGACAATAATAAAACATACGAGCAGTACTATGAGGGTGTCCCTTACCATCGTAGTATGATAGAAGAGGGTATAAAAGATTTACCAATACATTATCAGAGAGCATGCTTCCATAAGGACTCAGCAATCTATGGGTTCCTTGATATAGCAGAGGACAATGATATCATACTAACAAGTGATGCAGATGAGATTGCAAACCCAGAAGCGATAAAATGTATAGGCAGTTGGTTTGATCCCAAGAATCATTATGTATTGACAGGTCCTTTATATTACTATTACCTCAATGTAAAGTGTGAGGATCAGTGGATGGGAACAAGAGTATGTGATATGAAAACACTGAAGACTATGAGTGTAGATAAACTAAGACAGTCACATGAATTTGCATACAAGATTGCTGATGCATCATGGCACTGGAGTTTCTTTGGTGATGCTGATACTGTTAGGGAGAAGATGGATGCATATGAACATCAAGAAAATAATAAAGCAGAGTTCAGAGATACCATGGAGGACAGGATAAAAAATAATCAAGATCCTTATGGTAGAAGTTATTTGTATACACCCACAACTGTACCTATAGACGATTCATTCCCTGCTTATGTAAGAGCACAGAAAAATCGTAAGTTGAAGAAGTTTGTAAAAACATCATGAAAGTTATATCAGGAACTGCAATAGCAGACCACTGTGACTATGACTTTGGTGATCAGGCAGGAGTCGTAGGTCAGGTGTTAAATGCATTCATGAAGGATGCTAACAGTGATAACATAGAGTTTATTACATTTGTAAACCAAAGTGATAAGGATGTCTTGACTCTATTCATAGATAATATTAGATTATATAATAGACAGATCAAATGCAATAACGATGCTGATCAACGTTGGGTAGATGGTCTACAGTCTAGAAACGATCTAATGAAGTTATGTGCTTCACTAGACAAAAAATTTATAGTCTTTTGTAACAATGAAGATACTCCTATCGACAGTGATATTGATATACCTCCTAACGTATTGGGGGTCTATGGTGCTAATGCGATAGGGACTCATAAAAAATTACATCCATTCCCTTACGGGGTGGGAAGGAGGTTACATGTCCACGATAATAGACAAGATGTTCTCATCCATGCGATGGGAGACGATCCCAAACCTAGAAAACTTCTCTACATTAATCACTCTGAGCATACCAACCTATCGGTTCGTGGAAACATCAGAGATATGTTTTCCAATAAGTCATTTGCAACTGTCGGAGAAAGAAAAGAATACAGATATTATCTAAAAGACATTCAGGATCATAAGTTTATGATATGTCCTGAAGGGAATGCTGTGGATTGCCATAGGAACTGGGAGGTTTTGTATATGAAACGAGTTCCTATCATGAAAAGAAACCCATACTTAGAGAGGTTATACGATAACTATCCTGTGTTATGGGTAAATGATTATGGTACTATAACAAAAACAATGTTAGCAGAGCATGATGATCTGTTTATAGAAGCTAGAAATCTTGACGTAAATATGCTACACTTACACAGTATATTCAATAGGGCGGTAAACCGTGCTAAAAATACCTGATGTCACACTGATAATACTGGCAGATTTAGACCTTCCAGATGCAGTGTATGCAATAAATAAATCATGCGAAAAGATTCAATGGGGTCGAGCAAAGTTTTTAGGCAGTAAAAAACCAGAAGGACTATGTGATCAGGTTGAGTATGAAGAAACCTATCCCATAGAAAGTATCAATGACTTTAATTTTTATTGTATTTACAATCTTACTAATCACGTCAGGACCTCGCATTGCCTTCTCATACATCCGGACGGCTACGTTATTCGTCCTCATCTTTGGGACAATAAATTTCTTGAGTATGACTACATCGGTGCACCGTGGAGAGATGACCCAACAGCGTACCTTGACCCGTGGGGAAGGAACCAACGTGTCGGGAATGGAGGATTTTCCTTACGCTCCAAGCGTCTACTCGACGTCCCCACTAAAGTCACCGTCCCTTGGGAAGTAAATGTAGGTACTTTTTATAAGCATATGAATGCCGGTCTATATAATGAGGACGGGAACATATGCGTACACAACAGGCACATCTTTGAGGGACAGGGATGTGTGTATGCTCCCGTCTCGGTGGCGAGTAGGTTCTCTAGAGAAGAGATGCTACCAGACAGTGAACAAGAAACCTTTGGTTTCCATTATCATTTTCAAGAAATACGATGACTACAAAATTCTATCCACTATGGTGGAATCCGTGGGGTGACAAAGGACTTGACTTCAAAAAGAATGTAAGTATCTCAATCGATAATTTAGATTGTGATGAGAGAGCAGACTATAAGATATTATTTTTAGCAGAACCATATTCTATTCTCCCTACTGTTACAGAGGGAGCACTTCGTGGTGCAATGAAGTTTGATAAGATATACACATTTACACAGAAGATATTAGATCACTATCCACAGGCAGAACTATTTGAGTGGGGTAGTAGTTGGTTAGACTTCAAAGATTTGAAACTAAACAAGGGTAATAATGTCACCTTTGTTACCAGTGAAAAGTATCAGACACTAGGACACAAGTTACGTCTGGATATATACGAGTTACTCAAGAGTATTGATGTGTCTAATGGTCTACAATACTATGCACATAAGTCACCACCATTCCATGACAGAAGGAATGACTTCTTTGAGTCTGCTAAGTTCCACATCGCTGTTGAAAATTCCAGACAGAAGAACTACTTCACAGAAAAAGTAATAGATTGTTTTGCGTCTAAGACCGTGCCAATATACTATGGATGTCCTAACATCAATGAGTGGTTCAACATGGATGGTATAATAACATTCAATACAATAGATGAACTAGAGAATATATTATCAAATCTTGATGCCAAGAAATATGATGTCAGATTAGACGCTGTTCAAGATAACTATGAGAGGGCAAAGAAATTTCATAGCGACAATGATGTCGTGCCTAGACTCACTGATAGGATAGTCAAAGAGGTAAATGGATGACGGTCAGTTATTGTATACCGACCCATGATAGCAATCCAAAATGTCAATCCTACTTGTTTGATATTTTCTATGCTCTGTCAGAACAAACTGACAAGGACTTCAACGTGTGGATTTCCGATCATGGAAAGACAGATAAAGTTCTAAACGCTTGTAAAGAATACTCTGATCTATTTCACATAAACTATGTTAGAAATAAGACTAATTACGGGAACATTTCTGCTAACACTAATCATGCTCTTCGTCACGCAGATGGTGACATACTAAAGGTTCTCTTCTCTGATGATTTCATACTAACCAAAACCCTCACAGAAGATTTACATAAGGCATTCAAATTGAATGTTGACTGGGCGGTTACAGGGTTTGCTCACACCCTAGATAATGGACAGACACATTACAATCCAAAGGTGCCTGTCTGGAATGACCGTTTATTAGAAGGGGTAAATACTCTTAGTTCACCATCTATTCTCGCACTGAGAAAAGGTATTGAAGAGTATTTTGATGAGGAACTTGTTATGTTGATGGACTGTGACATGTACTATAGACTGTACAGAGATCATGGACAACCAGCAGTGATAAAAACTTATCACATCTCTAATAGAGAACACCCCAATCAAACACAAAGACAATACGAAGATCTCTTACCAAAAGAGATTGAATACTTGAAAGAAAAACATTCATCATGACTATAGGATTCAACCATTTAGGAAGACATGGCAGACTGGGTAATCAAATGTTCCAGTATGCAGGACTACGAGGCATAGCAGCACATCGTGGTTTTGATTTTATGATTCCAGATAGTGACTTTAAAGACGAGTGGACAGACCATCAACTCTTTGAGGCATTCAAACTAAAAGGTTTGACTAACATAGGAATGTGTCCTGGCACCTACGTAGGAGAAGCACACTTCCATTATGATGCAAACTTGTTCAACAATATGCCTGACAATCATAATGTATATGCATACTTACAGAGTACAAAATACTTTGAGCATATAGAAGATGATATACGTGAGGACTTTGAGTTCAAGAATGAAATCAGAGTACCATGTGAGGACATGATTTCAACAGTGAGTGATCCTATTGCATTACACGTTCGCAGAGGTGACTATATACAGAACTGTGATAATCATCCACCATGTCCAAAGGAATACTATGACGCTGCCCTATCAAAGTTTGATGCTAAACGTAATGTTATTATTTTTTCTGACGATCCTGAATGGTGTGGCACTGAGTTCCCTGATGATAGGTTCCTTATCTCAGAAGGTGGAGACAATCTTGCAGACCTGTGCATGATGAGTCTGTGTTCTGATTTTATTATCGCTAACTCATCATTCAGTTGGTGGGGATCATGGTTGAGTAAGAATCCTAACAAAAGGATAATAGCACCTGACAAATGGTTCGGAATAGGGTATACTAAGAATCATATTACATCTGATCTATACTGTAGCAACTGGGAGGTATTAAAGTAATGGCAGATAAAATCGTACAAGAGGGAGTAGAGATTCCTGATCTTGGTATGTACGAAGACCTACAAATTCAACCTATAAATTCGTGGGATCTAACAAGCACTACATTTATCATACCTCTTAGGTGTGAGACAGCAGATAGAATTAGAAATATAACTACCTCATTGGTATATCTTCTAAAGAATTTTGACACTCAAATAATAATAAAAGAACATGATAAGGAATCTGTATTCCTAAAGCAAGTTGTTCCTATGCTTGATGAGGTAGTACCTCCTATCAAGATGCATAATATACACCACATATTTGAGGAGACAGACGATGTAATATTTCATCGTACCAAACTACTCAATGATATGTTGGAGTTGGTTGAGACACCTGTTGTATGTAACTATGATGCAGATATACTACTCCCACTAAACAGTTACATACTTGCACAGAATACAATACTCAAAGGTTACAATGGTGAAGATATAAAATGTGTATACCCTTATGGAATAGGTGAATTCCAATACCAGTTGTTTATAAATGATGAAGATGTTACTCGTTTCATTAATTCTAATTTCAATTTCGGAGCGTTCCAAGGAAAGGCAAACTTATATGATGCCAAGTTTGGTTTCTGTCAATTCTTCGACACGAAAGAATACCGTAGACTAGGTGCAGAGAACGAAGGGTTTGTAGCATATGGTTATGAAGATGACGAACGCTATCATAGATTCAATACTTGTTCTAAGGTATTGAGATTGAATGATCATGTGTTCCATATGGAGCATGGTAGGACACCTAATTCATGGTTCAATAACCCACACATAGAAAGTAACAGGGAACTGTGGCAGAAGTTGAGTAAGATGACTCGCAAACAACTTGAAGAATATTATGCTAACCCTGATTACTTAAATGCCCGACAAAAATAAATCGATAAAAAAATTAGATGGTTTTCCTAAAGTGTTGTGGATCAATCTTGATCGCTGCACAGAGAGAAGGAAGTATATGGAAGATCATCTATCCTATTGGGGAATAAAAGATCATCATCGTATCTCAGGTATAGATGGTGAGGAGTTTGAAGAGTACCTAAAAGGAACAGTTCCTGATCAAATGAATACGGGTGAGTGTGCTTGTGTTATGTCACACTTAAGTGCCCTCAAATATTTTGTAGAAGAGACAGATTTAGATGAGGTTATCATCATGGAAGATGATGCAGATTTATCTACTGCATCTAGTTGGACTTTCAATTGGAAGGAAGTTCGTAAGAGACTGCCCATAAACTTTGATTGTCTTCAACTTACTATTATAAATCCTAATGGGATAACTTTAAAACTACATCATAGGTTTATCAATGACTTTTCTGCTGCTTGCTACCTTATTACTCGTCATCATGCAACTAAGTGCATCCGTCTACACCAAAGAGGAACGCAGTGGAAGATCGATCAAAACATCAGACCAAGAGCAGTCTCCGAAGACCTAATATTAGATAGTGGTAAGACATATGCTACACCCTTGTTCAATTACAGGATGGACTTGGGTTCTAACATACATGAAGAACACCTTGACATTTTTCACAAAGGAAGCAATAATGCATTAAAGGAGTTCTGGGAATACCAAGCAGTGGATCATACCATTGATCAAATCATGGAACTTGATGAGTACGTTGGTAGAGTTCCGCCATCAGTATACCTAAATCAATTGAAAGAACAATGAACACATCTATTACACCACTTGAGAGTGACGAGTACGATCCTATTATCAAGGTACCACAACCAGTATTCACAGAGATGAAAGACTATGGTGCCATAGGTGTCTTTGAGAACTTTGTCAAACCAGAATTTTGTGACTCACTTGTAGATCTTTTTGAGTTCTGGTACACGAAAAAATATTTCAAGAACATACCATCAACACATGATGTGACTAAGATGGGTGACGATACATTTACATTGGATCATTTCAATGATGGTAAGACTCAGTTTCCACAGGGTGGAATGGGTAGAAAGGATCATCAACTATACCTAGAGATATGTGATCAGACTATGACTATGCAAGTCAACCAGTCTGTAGGTATGGCATTTGAAATGTATGTCAAGAAGTACTCAGGTCTTGTAGATGCAAGTGACCCTGTATCATCATGGACATGTAAGTTACAACGTACTGATCCTGGTGGTGGTTATCATGTATGGCATTGTGAGAATGGTAACTTCTTGTATAGAGATAGAGTTCTAACATGGATGATATATCTAAATGATATTCCATATGAGAATGGTGGAGCAACAGACTTCTATCATCAAGAGATATCCTTCCAACCAAAGAAAGGTACAGTAGTATTGTGGCCAGCAGCATATACTCACATGCATCGTGGTGCATTTCTAACAGGTGAAAAGTCAAAGTATATTGCAACAGGTTGGTTCATTAGAGAACCTGGTAACGTAACAGAGAAGACACTGAGTCAAGCAGCACAGCAAAAATGATATTCTATACGTGCATTACGAATGGTTATGATACAGTTCCTGACGTATATTACGATAAAGATTGTCAGTATATTTGTTTCCATGATGGTACTATAGAGACTACTAAACCACTATGGAAATATATCAAGATAGATGTAGAAGAAGAGTGTCCAGTCAGAAGATCATATCATCCTAAACATTGTCCTCATTTATATTTTGATGAGGGTGAGTATGTTGTATGGGTTGACGCTGCATATAATATCACACAAGAACTTGTAGAGTTCTCTAAAGAATATGAAGGTGACTTTATGTTACCAACACATCCTGATAAGAGATCATTGACTGCTGAGTTTAATAAACTACATGCTTATGGATTCTCTACCAAAGATGAGATCATAGACATGGCACGTCTCATGCAGAGTAGAGGATATGATCCTAAAGACTACGATCAAACTATAAACTGTGTGATATGGAGGAGACTTACACCAGAGGTTATTGAATGGGGTAAGGTATGGAGAGAATGGTATATGGGTGGAGTGAATAGAGATCAAGTCTCTAGTTCAATGGCAGAGTATCTTGTAGTCAAGGCAGATAGAAATCCTACACCCATGGTGGATCTATCAAAACCAAATAGAATCAAACCATACAATCATTCATTTTGTATAGACAAACCAACTAATAGATCTATTGTAGATTTACAGACAGAGTTGAATGAAATTTTTAACTTCAAAGATATAAGTAGTATCATTATAAAATCTGCAACAGATACATTACCGTTTGAATTTGGGATTGATATTGATACAGAACTAATAGTATTCACATGTATTACTGATAAGTATGATGTATTCCCTAAGGAATCATACTACGATCCTAATGTAAAGTATGTCTGTTTCCATGATGGCACTATTGATACTACAGTAAAACCATGGATATATGTAGAATTAGATTTAGATATAAAAGATCCCAGAGATTTTGCATTCTATGTAAAAGCAAATGCTCATGAATTTTTTCCAGATAATTCTTACACAGTATGGATTGATGGATGTTTTGTATTGACTGAAGATTTCATTACCAATAGTATGAAATCATTCCCATTCTCTGTGCTAAGACATGGTGGTAAATTTTCATTATACGATGAGATATTAGAGGGTTATACCTGTGCTTTTTTCTCAGAACATACTTTGATTAATCTCCTTGAGGACTTGAAAGAACATGGTTATGATTTTAAGAAATATTCTAGTCCTCAATGTACTATTGTTTGGAGAAAACTTACGGATGATATTAAGATATTCAATGAGAGATGGTATTATTGGGGAGAGAAAATAAATCGTGACAATATACCTTTTGATGCTGCCATACAAGACACTGGAATTGATCCATTATTTTATGATGACAGAAATGCAAGTGGTATCAAATTAGGTTTTTATAATAAGATAGGAAGAAGAGGAAAGCATCCACAACATGGAGATAAAAAACAATACCAAAGGGTTGATCAATTACTATCTAAACTCTATGAAATTACTGGACTAATTCCTAAGTTATATTTAAAATATAAACACCATGATTTTTACATGAAGTATTTCAATATTATATGAAGTATTATACAGCAATCACCAACGCATACCATGAACTACCACCTAATAAATCAGGTGAACATTTTATATGTTACCATGATGGCACTGTAGAAGAGCAAGAAGGTTGGGAACTAAGAGAGATACAATATTCTCATGATGATCCTGTCAGAATGTCACGTCATCCAAAAATATTGTGTCCTATAGAAGGTAAAAGTGTTTATATTGATGCATCTAAACTTCATACTGTTATATCTGCAAGACATACCTCTGTAAATTTCTTTGAGTTGAGTGAGAATATATTGAATGACCATAACTTCTTCTTGATGCAGCATCCACATAAGTATTACTATCTTGAGGAGTGTGCTGAGTATATTCATAGAGGATTCATGGAACCATTTGACATTATAAACTTTACAAGAGAAGTAAAACAAGAGACTGAGTTCGACTTCTCTAAATTTTTCTCACCATTAGGTACAGTATTGTGGAGGAACTCTGAAGCATGGATGCCTAACATGGTGTGGTGGAAGTGGTACATGAGAGGTGGTAAGAGAGATCAAGTATCTTTATCTGTAGCACTACAGACATCAGGAGTGGAGTATGGTTGGGATGAGTGTAGACATTGTGTTGGTTGGTGGTCTGATGCTAACCCTGTTGATGGTAAATGGTGGAAGAATAAAGGTGGTAGATATGGTGGTAAAAGAATTGATCCTACTGATACAGTGGAGCAACTAGCAAAGATTACAGGACTCAGCATGAGGATGAGATACCGTGCTGCTATTATGAAGGAGACAGGAGACTGGTTGTTTGGAGATAGGACAGGTTATTGGGAAAAGAATGACCCTAAGTTAGTGATAGTGAATGGATTCTAGGATAGTAATATACAGTTGCATAACCAATGGGTATGATGAGATACCTGATGAGCATTACTATGATCCTGATATCAAGTATGTTATGTTCACTGACAATACTGTAAAGAGGAAAGGACCTTGGGAGTTTAGAGAGATACCATGTGATCACCCATGTCATAGGAGAAGGTCAGCATATGTTAAGATCAATCCTCATAAAGTATTTCCTTATGGTACTAAGACTGTATGGTTAGATGGTTGCTATGTAATGACACCTGAGTATGTCAAAAAGTGTAAGGAATATCTGAGTGAGCATAGGTTCACTATCATGAGACACTGTGAGAAGTTCAATTACTATGAGGAAATACTTGAAAGTTTCTTACCATCAATGTGTACTTTTGATGAGGCGATAGAGATATCAAAAACTATAAGGGACGTGGGATATAACTTCAAGGAGTATTGTAGTCCTGTATTAGCATCTATATGGAGAGTATTAGATCAGGACATGTATACCTTCGGTGATTTGTGGTGGAAGTATTCTCTCATAGGAACTAACAGAGATCAGATATCATTTGACACAGCAAGACAGTTGAATCAGACTGAACTGAATATTATTGAGGATGGATGGATAAGAAAGGAATTATACATTGATGAAAATAATATGAAAAGAACCAATCATTATCCTGGTTCATGTGGAATACTATTTGGTAGTAGAGGAAAGAAGTATAGAAAGAAACTTCATCCACAGAATGGACATAGACAACAATGGAGACAGAAGAAGGAGTTACTCAATGCCTTACGCCCTATAACTGGGTTGCATCCAATCATTGCTCGCTTCAACTTCAATGAGTTTGTGGATAGAAATGTACTTCAACCCAAATTACCAATACAGAGTTGACATACCCGTAACATTTTGTTATAATAAATAACACAGGTGATGATTTCCTCACCTATCATGCTCCCCTCAAACCAAGACCTATAGGGAGAATAAATCAAGTCTTTTTATACCCTTCATATACCCGCACTCATTTTCAAATGACAACTATTTCACGTAAGCGTGGTGGTTTGCTATCTGGATGGGACGAGTTTTGTGAGTGGGTAACCTCCACTGACAATCGCTTGTACGTTGGTTGGTTTGGTGTTCTAATGATCCCATGCTTACTAACTGCTGCTGCTTGTTTCATCGTAGCATTCATCGCTGCACCTCCTGTCGACATCGACGGAATCAGAGAACCAGTTGCTGGATCTCTACTCTTTGGTAACAACATCATCTCTGGTGCTGTCGTTCCATCATCCAACGCTATTGGATTACACTTCTATCCCATATGGGAAGCTGCTACTCTAGATGAGTGGTTGTATAACGGTGGTCCTTATCAGTTGGTAATCTTCCACTTCCTAATTGGTATCTCTGCATACATGGGAAGACAGTGGGAACTATCATATCGTTTAGGTATGAGACCATGGATCTGCGTAGCATACTCAGCTCCTGTATCTGCTGCTTTCGCTGTGTTCCTTGTATACCCATTCGGTCAGGGTTCATTCTCAGACGGTATGCCTTTAGGTATCAGTGGTACATTTAACTTCATGTTCGTGTTCCAAGCTGAGCATAACATCTTGATGCATCCTTTCCACATGGCAGGTGTAGCAGGTATGTTTGGGGGAGCACTCTTTAGTGCAATGCACGGTTCTTTAGTTACATCATCTCTTATCAGAGAAACTACAGAAGTTGAGTCCCAGAACTACGGTTATAAATTTGGACAAGAAGAGGAAACATACAACATCGTTGCTGCACACGGTTACTTCGGAAGACTCATATTCCAATATGCTTCTTTCAATAACTCAAGAAGTTTACACTTCTTCCTTGCTGTGTTCCCAGTAGTATGCGTATGGTTGACCTCTATGGGCATCTGTACAATGGCATTCAACCTCAACGGTTTCAACTTTAACCAGTCTGTAGTTGATGCTAACGGAAAGATCGTTCCTACATGGGGAGATGTTCTAAACAGAGCTAACCTAGGTATGGAAGTAATGCATGAAAGAAATGCACACAACTTCCCACTAGACTTAGCATGTGCAGAGTCTTCAACTGTTGCACTTGTTGCACCTTCAATCGGATAAATATATTTGTTCGAGATGGATCAGACCTCTGCATTGCAGGGGTCTTTTTTTATGCTAATATATCTCTATGAAAAAAATAATCAATGCAATCACTCACCCATTGACTGTATGTAATTTTATACTGGTGGGTTCTCTTGTTCTTATACAGGTAGTTCATACTCATGCTCACTATAAAATGGAGATTGATGTTCATGGATATTGTGCAAATGCTAACTTTAAAGATGAAACACTTGACATGGAAGAAGACTGGTAGTATTATAAATAAAGATGAGTGACTGATCATCGCTCATGGAAGTGGCAGAATAACCCTGTTGGAATTTGGCGGGGTAATGCATCAAGTTAGAGGTGGTACTCGCCCTCCCTAAAGGAGGTGAACCTTTACCAGAGGAACTTGAGTTGAGCAGTACAAATTTTCGCTTTAGCGATTCCCTGTTCATGTCGGTACGATAAGTAATCCTTCCTTCCCCTTTTCGTTATAACATAGGAAGACCCTTCTGGGTCTTCTCTCCTTTTGTTATTGCTTCGATATGTTAGACCTCTTTACAGGGGTCTTTTTTTATGCTAAATTATCATGATGACACTAACTACCGAACAACTCCTTCGCATATACATGAAGGCAAGAGTAAAGAAGGATCCTTATCCTCCTGTCCGTAGGCACTACAACGTAGCGACGTACGGATGAAAGAGTTCTGGAAGGTCTGGAAGTATGCTTTAGGTTCTTTCAATGATGAGACAACAAAGAAGTATGACAACTGGATCTGTATTATAAGAACCTTAATCATGGTTCAACTTGTAATCACCAACTGTTTTATTGTTGGTGGTAATATCAGGCACTGGAATGATCATCACATTCCTCCATCTTATGATAAATCTTATAAATAAGTGTAGAAACACACAGATAACAGATGCCTATAGCAAGAAACGCAGAGTTTGATAGCTCTGTTAGCAACACACTTAAAGAAAAGGACGGTGTACTTTCCGATGCTGCTGATGCTACTGCTCTTGATACATCAGGGTCTAATCCACAGTGGAGATTTAGAGAGAGAATTCTAAAAAAGATTGATAGAACTGCATTTGATGAGAGGATCGACTACTGGAGAAAGCAGGAGTTAGCGAAGAAAGCAGTCCTAGCAGACAGAGATTATATGGAGAAGCAGAAGACCATCACTGGTTCTTATCCATCGAGCTAAGATAATAAAACTTTGTTATGATATTATGGACGGAACAGTTTGTCCTGACGGACAGTACTGTCAAAAATTTGAAGAACAAATACAGAGACCCTTACTTTTTGAAGGGTGATCCTGATTGGGGTCAACATTACACAGGTTACCATAGGAACCCTAACAACACTGCTAACACAGTGGATGGTAACTTTGTAGATAAAGAACTACTTCAACTTTACATACCAAAATTGAAGGAAGTTTTACAAAAAATTGGAGTGTATAATAGTAAATCTATATTCAGTTACAGCAGCATTTGGGGTCAACTATATACAAGGGAACTCAGTGCGATTATTGATGTTCATAATCATTATAAACATCCTAGTCAACTGGTTTCATGGGTGCATTTCGTTGATGTTCCGAAACAAAAGTGCTTCTACTTTATGTTAGGAGATCAGAAAGTATACCCTGATACACAAAGAACAAATGATATAATATTTTATCCATCCTATGCACTACATGGTGTTGATAAGATGGTAGAAGGCAATGACAGGTTTGTTGTTGCAGGAAACATAGTACAAATGAGTAAACGTTTCGAGCGTAAATTCATTGACCCAAAAATACTGAAAGATTTATGAAAGCAGTTCTATGGTCTAGAGATAACTGTCAGTGGTGCGAAAGAGTCAGACAACTCTTCGCTGCTGTGAAGATAGAATACCTAGAGTACAAACTGGACAAAGACTTTACTCGTCGCCAGTTTTATGAGGAGTTTGAGGAGGGTGCTACCTTTCCACAAGTTCAAATTGATAACAAACACATAGGCGGATGCAAAGACACACTACATCATCTCCAAAGACTAAAGATGATCTGAACAAAGGGTCGGTTTTTCTTCTCACAAGGAAGAGAAAAAGAAAACCTGTATTTTCTGTGCTATTATGGGGTATAAGAATCTCCCTACATATACACAGGGAGACATAAACAAATGGATCTAAACATTACAGCAGTTATCATTGCCCTCAGTGTGACTGTGCTCCTCCTAGCGATAGGAGTATCTCTTGTGATTGGTTACTTGTTACGTGCATATATACATGACGTGACACCTCAGTACACTCATCCTGAGATGTTTGACGAGAATGGTAACCCCATTGCTGATGAATTGATCGCCTTTCGATTTGAGAATGGCAAACCCGAACTAGATGATCTTGAAGACTAATTATGGCAAAACTACCACCTAATCCTCTTGTTTCTGAGATACTCAGAGCAGCTCATGGTGCTAAAACTGTTGAGAAAAAAGTAGAAGTACTTACAAAGTACAAGAGAGATGATGTAAAAGCATGTTTGATTTGGAACTTTGATAAAGCAATCAGAAGTGCTATTCCTGAGGGAGATGTCCCTTACAAACCAAATGATGCTCCCATAGGAGTTGATGGAGGACATACACGTTTGATTCATGAGTGGAGATCACTCTACAATTTTATAAGAGGTGGTAACAATAGACTATCTCAGATGAAACGTGAGACAATGCTAGTCCAGATGTTAGAGTCATTACATAAGGACGAGGCAGAAGTATTAGTTCTAGTGAAAGATAAAGAACTACAAAGCAAGTATCGTATCACTAGAAACGTAGTAGAGAAAGCATATCCGGAGATAGTTTGGAAGGATAGGTGAAGTTCCTAATTGATCTAACAGATCATTGCAACTCCAAGTGTCCTTTATGTGCTAGACATAAGACCTCATACAATGATGAGGTAGCGGTCTTGAAACCAGACCCATCTATGAATCGCTCTTCCATATCACTCGCTGATTGGAAGAGATGGTTTCCTATTGAGACTCTTAGAAAGACAGAACTGATATATTTTCAAGGATCATTCGGTGAACCATCATTGAATGAGGATTTGTTAGACATATATTCTTACACTCTCAATGCTAACAGTAATATAGTCTTCCAGATGAGTACCAATGGTGGTACACGAGACCAAGAGTTCTGGGGTAGACTGGGTGCTCTCATGGCATCATCACACAGAGATAGTTTTCTTATCTTTTCCATAGATGGTTTGACAGATACTCTACAACAGTACAGAGTAGGTGTAGATTATAACAAAGTTATAGACAGTGCTAGAGCATTTATAAAGGCAGGAGGTCCTGCTGTCTGGAGGATGCTAGTATTCAAACACAACCAACATCAAATCAAACGATGTAGAAATCTTAGTAGACTGATGGGGTTCAAAGACTTCAGACATACTAATGTAAACGATCTATATGATGCTAGTGGTAAGGGAGATGGTACATTTACATATGAATACAAGGGAGTGGTACATAAACTAGAGGGTGTTGATGGTCATGTGTTCCAGCAGCCACCCGCAGCAGAGGACACAGAAATTGATTGTAGGTATGGTCATGGTATAAAGAGTCCTGGTCAACTTAGGATAGACAGTCGTGGTATCGTTCATGCTTGCTGCTTCCACCAGAGTAGACTACGCTTCTTCTATCCTGACTACTATGTCCGTGGTGATATAGATTCCCCTGCTATCTATAGGGACATAAACAATCCCAATAAAGGTGTGGGTGCTGAGTATATGCAGAAGGTGTTCTACGATAGTATGATTCCACTCATAGAGAATCAGGGTGGATTGAAATCTTTATCTTTAAAACATAATTCACTTGAAGAGATATTGAACACCCCATTATTCCAGTGTACACTTGTAGAGTCATGGGATAAGAGACCACATATATGTTCGGATTACTGTGGTGTCAAAAGAAAAAATGTATCCGTTGATACTAAAGGGGTTGACTAAATATGGATGGTATGTTAGCATACCCATACGTTCATCCCGCAAGGGACGCAAGTAAGCCGACTCGGAACGGGTTCGTTCATCCTTCGATATGTATCAACTTCTTCTTAGTTTAATAGTGTTGGGAGCACCACTTGATTGTGAGACTGCTGCTGAACTAATAGACTCTTCAAGAAATAACCCAGATATAACTGAGCAATTAGAGATAGCAAGGGTTGTTGTAACACATACTGATCCAGTATGTTTCAAATCTAAGGACGCAAAAGACGACTGAAGGAACGGGGCTAAAAATCCCTACTACTATCAGGAGAAAACAAATGGCAACAGTCACTTACCGTGGCGTTCAGTATGACGCTAACGAGTATAAAGCAAAGGTACTTGCAGAAGCAGACCAGAACCGTAACCACGATCTAATGTACCGTGGTATCAAGGTTAAGAGAAAGTTTGCATCTAAGAGTTAAACTTTGTTCTTATATTATTTGGAGGGTATTGCACCCTCCTTTTTTTATGCTATAATTTTGCCATGGATAGAGACAAACTAAAAGTCATCGTCACTGACTTAGAAATGCTACTGTCTGCACTCAAGGCAGAGGTATGGAGTGACGAACAGTCCTATAAATATGATGACCTAGATCCAGTTGAAGTGGATTATGGTGATCAAATAGAGGACATATGAACGTCAAGTTAGTAACCATCACTCCTGATGCTGAGAAGATGATGGCATACATTGCCAGAGTATCTAACCCTAACAATCAGGAGAACGAGAAGTACGCTGGTTTGCTGAAGTATTGTATCAAGCACAATCACTGGTCAGTATTTGAGCAAGCGACCATGACTCTAGAGATAGAGACAACTCGTGCTATCGCTGCACAGATACTAAGACATAGATCATTTACATTCCAAGAGTTCAGTCAACGCTATGCAAGCACTGATCATCTAGGAGAGATTCCTATACCAGATCTCAGAAGACAGGACGAAAAGAATCGTCAGAACTCTACTGATGACTTGGATGAGTTTGTAAAACAGAAGTTAGAATTGCAGATAAAAACTTTGTTCAGTTCAGCAGAGGCATTGTATCATCAGATGCTAGAGGAGGGTGTTGCGAAGGAGTGTGCAAGGTTTGTCTTACCACTAGCGACACCTACAAAACTTTACATGACAGGGTCATGTCGGTCTTGGATACACTACATAAATTTAAGATCTGCTCACGGAACTCAAAAGGAACACATGGAGATCGCTAGGGAATGTGCCTGTATTTTTGCGGGACAATTCCCTGCTGTCGCAGAGGCACTAGGTTGGGAACACGGATCGCTGGTATAAATTTATCCAAGAATGGTTCTCTCGCTATCATAAATGACGGTGAGGTTGAGTTTTATCTAGAAGAAGAAAGACTCAGTAGAATCAAGAGAGATCGTGGTGCAAAATTTTTGGTAGAAAAATACCTTGATGGAGTAGATGCTGTTGCTATATGTGATTGTTATACAAAGTATTATCCTAAGAAGTTTTTACAGAGAACTAAGGAGAAGGAAGCAGTTTGTAAAGTCATAAGAAATAAGAACATACCGATATTAGATTACAGACAGAGACATCATGAGTGTCATGCTGCTAACGCACGTTACGGATCACCATTTGATGACTGTGCTGTCTTAGTAATGGACGGTAAAGGATCAGTTCATGATCACAATAACCTTAGATTTTGTGAGATTGAAAGTATATTTGATAACTTTAATCCTGTGTTCAAACACTACTCTACCTTCTGGAGTGAAGATGAATGTAAAAAATTAGGGAAACCATATTGGGAATCAATGAATACACAGGAACTATTCATGGAGGGTGAGGACTGTCATAGTGAGAATACAGATGGTTTTATACTCTATAGTGATAGGACTAGCGTTGGACAGGCATATAGAAGGGTCTCAAGAGAGTGTGGGTTTGATGAGTTAGATGCAGGGAAGACAATGGGACTGTCAGCATATGGATCTGGACGTGTTGATTTATTCAATGAAGAGTATGGTCATAGTCTTTGTAGCAAAGAATTATATGCGAAGGAAGATAGCACAGGATACTATGGTAATCAAAAACCAGTAGACCTAGCATATAATTTACAAAAATCAGCAGAAAAACATGCAATATACATGGTAGCGATGGCAATAAACTTAACAAATAATAAAAATGTATGTGTAACTGGTGGATTCTTCTTGAATTGTGTAGCAAACTACGCTATCATAAAGAATGTAGATGTAAATCTATATGCTGACCCACTTTCTTATGATGGTGGTCTAGCAATAGGTTCAGCTTTACTAGCATATTATGAACATTTTTGTAACTGATCCATCACCTGTCAAGTCTGCTCAAGTTTTACCCGACAAACACATAGTCAAGATGCCACTAGAGACATGTCAAATGCTCTCTATCGTAGCGTCAGACAAGTGGGGTCATGGTTTTGGCATACTACCTAAGGTAGATGGTTCACCATATAAGACAGACAAAGGTGCTTTCCGTAATCATCCATGTACTATCTGGGCACAGACTAACTACAGATGGTTGATTGAACATGGTCTAGCATTGTGTGCAGAATACACGCATAGATACAACAAGACTCATAGTTGTCAGTACACAATAGAGTGTGCTGATATTATCTTTGACGACTGCCCACCACCCACGTCCTTTACCCGTGCAATGCCTGATGAGTATAAACATGACACAAGCATTGACACTTTTACTGCTTACAAGAATTACATTAGCAGCAAACCTTGGGTTGCATCTAATTATCTACGTGACCCATCCCGCAAACCCGCTTGGTTATGAAAACATCTGAACGCATCGCTGATGCACTTGAGAGAATTGCTATTTCTCTAGAACACCTTCACATAGAATCGATTGATCATGCTCACATAGATGAGATAGATCACAATCATATTGAAGGTGACATAAACACTCACGCTAAAACATGGTAAAATTATTTCTAGCATGTCCACCAGTGTACACATTACCTGGTACATGGAATGATCCTGAGAAGATCGCTAAGTGTAATGAAACTCTCATACCACACTTGACATTGAATCCAAACATTACTTTTGGCATCTCTGTCCTTGTAATATTATTGCTCCTCTCAGGGTACGGTCTGTATAAATCCTTCTTTGATAACAAAGAACTAGCAGACCCTTGGGACGACCACGATGATTGAAACACTTTACTTAGGACCTACTTACGACCTTCAAGATATAGAGGGTGACACCGTTACTTCCCACCAAGTAGCAGAGCTTTTGGCGGATAGAAATAGCGTTGCCATCTTTCAAGGACGGTCAGAGGCAGGACCTAGAGCACTAGGTAATAGATCTATTTTGTATGATCCAAGAGACCCTGAAGGTAAAGACAAGATTAATTTAATCAAAAGAAGAGAGTCCTTCAGACCATTCGCTGGCAGTGTACTACTACCTCATGCACACAAGTGGTTTGACATGGCAGGACTTGTAGAGTCTCCGTACATGATGTATGCTGTGGATGCTTTACCACATACACATGATAAAATCCCTGCGGTGCTACACATTGACAAGACTTGTAGGGTACAAACTGTTGACATGAAAGACAATCTAAATTACTATCAATTGATTGATGCTTTCTATCAGATTACTGATGTGCCTATGCTATTCAACACATCATTCAACATGGCAGGAGAACCTCTAGTGGAGACACCTGAGGATGCAATCAGAACTTTTGAGGATAGTGCAATAGATTATCTTTACTTCCCTGAGGTGCATAAGCTCAGGCAAAAATGACTTTTAATTTACCAGAAACTGGAAAAAAAACTCCGGCAAAAAAATGGGTTGTAGGGTTCAACCTATCAAACAATGGGTCGGTATGTTTATTGGAGTATGGTAAACCAAAATTATATCTGGAGTCGGAGAGAGTAACAAGGAACAAGTGGGATCATAAGATCAGTTCCTTGTTACCATATCTACCAGAAGGAATTGAACACGTAGCCTTGACTGACTCATTCTGGACTCAAGGTGATAAGAGATTAGATAATATAAAAGACATATCAAATATAAAAAAGAAATATCCTAACGCTAGATTGTATGACTATAGATCTATGCATCATCTAACTCATGCTGCATGTGCTTTCTATAACTCTGGGTTTACTGAAGCATCTTGTGTGGTTGTAGACTCTAATGGTTCTAAGACAAGCGAAGGACTAGAGATAGAATCTATTTTCGTAGCACCCACATTCGTAGAGACACACAAGAGATACTTCTCACCTGAGTTCGTAGGTATTGGTAGATTATTTGAAGAGACTGCTAAGACATATGAATGGGACTACAGAGATGCAGGGAAGGTCATGGGTCTGAGTGCATACAATCATGACCCTGCTTCTACCATACAAAAAAGATGGGAGAGAAGATACAGAGAACTAATAGAAATGACAACAGGAGATGTATGTTTGTCAGGTGGTTGCTTCTTGAACTGTGTTGCTAACTATAAGATACAAAAGATGTACCCTCATATAAATTTCTATGTCGAACCTGTTGCTCATGATGGTGGCACTGCAATGGGTGCAGCATATCTAGCGTATTATGAGACCTAAACTAGACATATTAGACATCAGTTCTACCATAGGATGTAACTTACAATGTAAAGGATGTAATCATTTTAGTAATTATTTTGCACCTACCAGTAAATTAGATACAGATTTGTTACTAAAAGATATAGAGGTTATATTACCAAGAGTAAATATAGGTAGAGTATCCATCATAGGTGGTGAACCTTTACTCAATCCTAGATGCGAGGAAATTGTCAATGCATGCAGATCATATACTGATTCTCCTGTCTATCTTTACACCAATGCTTTACTTCTCCTACAAAATGAAAGCTGGATTAGAAAAGCGTTAGAAGATCCAAGAGTATATCTTAGAGTCAGTGTGCACTTACCGCACATTGTAGATATTATAAGAGAATTCAATCACCCTAAGGTATTGGTCACCGAACACCATACTGGACAGGATAGGTGGTTCAATAGTATAAAGAAGAGAGATGGTAAAGTATATCCTTACAATCAAAATAACCCTGCAAAAAGTTTCAAAGTTTGTTCTTGTTCTAACTCTCAATTATACAATGGTAAACTATGGAAGTGTCCTAACACTGCCTTCCTAAAGGAACTTTTGTCAGTTACAGAGCAGGAAAATGCAGATGAGTGGCAGGAATATATTGTAGATGGTCTACCAGTAGATTGTTCTGATGATGAGTTGACAAAGTTCTGTGCAAAGAGTACACTACCTGAAAGAGTATGCAATATGTGTACTTGTAAACCTCTTCATTTCAGTGCTGCCATTCAAGAACAGACTAAACGAAAGGTAATTAATACCTATAAATAAATCACTTACAAAAACACATGCCAACATACCCAATAAAGAATTTGAAGACAGGTGAGACTAAAGAAATCATCATGTCTATGAAAGAGTATGATCAGTGGAGAAAGGACAACCCTGATTGGGATAAAGATTGGTCACAGGGTGCAGCAGGTACCGTTAGTGGCACAGGAGATGCTTACAGTAGAACAGATGGTGGATGGAACGAGGTGTTATCAAAGGTAGCACAAGTACCAGGATCAAAAGTAAAACCACAAAAGACAGTACACTTCTAATGCCACGCAAAAAGAAAATGTCAGTCAGTGTAGGTGCTGGCATGACAGCAAAGCAATTACGTAGGAAGAAACCATATAACTCTGATATGATGGTTCCTATCGAACCCATCACACCTAATCAGACTACTGCATTTGCTCACTATAATGAGGGCAAGAACCTATTCCTTTATGGTGCAGCAGGAACAGGTAAGACATTTATCACCCTCTACATGGCACTGAAACAGGTGCTAGATCCTTTGACACCATACCAAAAGGTAGTCTTGGTACGATCACTTGTGTCAACCAGAGAGATAGGTTTCTTACCTGGTGATCACGAGGACAAGTCAGCACTATACCAGATACCATACAAGAATATGGTCAAGTATATGTTTGAGTTGGCAACTGACAATGAATTTGAAATGTTGTGGGGTAATCTCAAGGCACAGGAGAGTGTGACCTTCTGGTCTACCTCATTTATCAGAGGTACAACACTTGATAACTCTATAGTCATTGTGGATGAGTCACAAAACTTGAATTTTCACGAGTTAGATAGTATAATAACAAGAGTAGGTGAAGACACTAAGATTATGTTCTGCGGTGACGTAGCACAAACCGATCTCATTAGAACCAATGAGAAGAATGGTATCTTAGACTTTCAAAAGATCATCACTATGATGCCTGAGTTTGCTTTGGTTGAGTTTGGTGTTGATGATATAGTAAGGTCTGGATTAGTCAAGAGTTATATCACCAGTAAACACACCTTAGGTTTGTAATGTTCACTCATGTTGAATGCGAACTGCCTAAACTAAAGAGGCAGAATATAGATGGTGCTAGGTATTACACTGTCAATGGTAGACCCATGGTCTCAATCACTTCAGTTACCTCACACTGGAATAAACAAATCTTTGTTGACTGGAGGAAGAGGATAGGTGAAGCAGAAGCAAATAGAATTACTAAACGTGCAACCTCCAGAGGTACTGCTACACATGAGTTGATAGAGAATCATCTACTCAACAAGGAGGTAGAGTTTGATAAACCTAGTCCTAAGATGTTGTTCCTCCAAGCGAAGGAGACTCTAAAAAATATAAATAATATATACGCTCTTGAGAAAAGTCTTTTTAGTGAAGAGTTAGGTGTTGCCGGTACAGTCGACTGCATCGCAGAATATAATGGAGAGTTATCAATAATTGATTTCAAGACAGCAGAGAAACCCAAACCTAGGGATTGGATAGAGAACTATTTTGTACAGGCAGCAGCGTATGCTTGTATGTTCTTTGAACGTACAGGAATACCTGTCAAGAAACTTGTCATTATTATGACATGTGAGAACGGAGAGGTGACAGTGTACGAGGAGTATGATAAGATAAAGTATATGAAAAAATTAGTCCTTTACATTCAAAAATTTGTCGAAGAAAAAATCAATGAGTGCCAAAACAAAGATGCGTGAGATCCTGAAGAACAGATTGCTCTGTCAGGACAAGTTTACTAATGACATTGAGAATCTTGTTAGTAACAACAACGAGATGAATTACATCGAGGCAATCTGTCACTACTGTGATGTGAATAACATCGAGGTAGAATCTGTTTCTAAACTCATTACCAAACCTTTGAAAGAAAAACTCAAAGGCAATGCTACTGACCTAAATTATCTAAAGAGAACATCTAAGGCAAAATTCTTTAGCATCTAATGAAGATCAAGGAGTGGACATTTGGAAAGATCCACAACCAATTACCTGAGGAAAGACTCAGAGAGGTAGCGGTTAGTGTCGACTACGTGAGAGAACAACGTGGTTTTTGGATAAGTAATTTCAGACAGTGCACTCCAGAAGAGATTGTAGAACTAGAAAAGGAGAGACCTACCACTAGGTTACTCAGCATACATGTTATCAATGGGTGCAACCTAGCATGCAGAGCATGTAATCATAACAGTAGTCTGTTGGGTGTGAACAGTAGGGTAGATATTGATGCACTGAAAGAAGATATAAAGAACATACTACCAAAGATACATGTGTGGAGTCACATCAGTATCATAGGTGGTGAACCATTATTAGAACCAAGGACTAAAGAAGTTGTCACAGTCACAAGAGAAGTGGCAGAAGCAACAGGACAGAAATGTAATATAAAACTATTCAGTAATGGATCTAGACTAATACAGGAACAAGAATGGATTGCTGATGAGATGTTGAAAGGTGTGGTGTTTAGACTTACCTTCCACAAACCATGGTATACACCACAGGGATCTATGAATTGGGAAAACGCAGCAAAGTTTGTGAGGTATCTCAAGTCCAGAGGTGTGGACACAGAGAATCTACTAGAGTTTAGTGAAGCATTTAGATTACTTGATGGTAAACCAAGACAGTGGTTTGACATTGTCAAGTATGAATTCAATGATGATAGTATAAAGTACTATCCTTTTGAGGAGGGTGATCCTGAAGAGAGTTTCAAGCACTGCTCTTGCCCTAACAGTCAGTTATATAATGGACATCTATGGAAGTGCCCTATGATATCATATCTCAGGGAGTCTTTGCATGCTACAGATCAGGTAGATGATCCTGCATGGAAGAAGTACCTTGACTATAAACCCACAAGCATAAATGATACCGAAGAAAACATAAGGAAATCATTTGATGAGGTGTTGAAACCTCATGACATTTGTACGATGTGTCCACGTAATCCAGTTTGGTTTACTGCAACGCAGCAATTAGATGCTACAATGAAGAAAAACGTACCGATGTATGCTGAAGAGACCTATGACACCGTTTGATACTTACAAAGAGTATCTTGCATTCAAGAACCACTTTACGAGAGAGAAGTATGACTACCATAAGTATGGTGGTAGATCGAAAGCAAAGATAGAATCATTCTACAAGAGGAAGGATCGATATTTCTTTGAGAAAACATCAAGGAAGTATAAGGACAATGAGATACATAATTTCTTCCTTGCTAACTTTGTAGCGACAGATAATCCTGAGGGTGTGTGGATAGGAAATATAATCAGATCAGGAGAGGTAGTATATAAGGATTGGATGAGGAGATCAGAGAGTTTGTTCTATGATTTCAAGTCTCAGACTAATACATTACTTGAGACATATAAGATTGACGATTTGTTTGACACCTCAGAGGGTCATCCACCATTACTAAAGGAACATCTTGCTGGTAGATTTAGTGTAGAGAACATGTGTATCTACGAAAGACTGTTTAAATTCTGTGATGAGTTTGATAAGAAACTAGACGACCCTGTTTGGAGATCAGTTGGTATGAAGATCAGAAAGTACTTACCATTTATGAAGATAGATCGCACAAAATATAGAAGTTGGCTATTGACATGTGAATGAAAACTATATAAAATATTAGAAGAAGTAAATCAAAGATGGCAGATTTTTTTGAGTCGGAGACAGTGAAGGAAGAGATGAAAAACATCTATGACCTACAGAAAGATCTCTACTCAGTCATACTAAAGTTTCCATACATGAGTCCCGATGCAAAGTGGGAACACATTGAAACATTGAAGGAACTATTAGAGAAGCAACAGATAATGTGGACTAGGATGTGTTTGTCTGAAGATCCAGAGGCAGTGAAGATGAAGAATAAATTAAAAGATCAAACTCATATGTTAGGGTTCGGAACTACAGATATGACCACCATATTTAAGAACATGAAAGACACATTAGATAAGATGCAATCGCAACTAAAAAGATAATGTCATTTTTGATTCATAATTTACCACCATACTCGGTGTATGTGAGAAAAGAATTCTTATACGACCATCAGAAAGGTCACGGTGAGATAACACCTGGCACATGGATCTCAGTCAAGAGTGTGCAGCACAAAGCATTGTACTTTGAGACACTATTGACAGACTATGGTGCATTGTTTGACAAGTTACCGATCAGTGCATTCGTATGGAAGAAAGACTACAATCCTGATGAGTTACTACCACTTGATACCTTACAGTTGTGGGATTGCTTTGACTATGATGTGACTGTGATAGAGAAACCCTTACTCAATCGCTGTTCCTTCTTTGGTAAGGACAGACAGATGCATGATGGACAGTATTGTTTTACGATTGATAATTGTCATGCTCAGTCATCAACTCTGAACACAAACTACAGTCAAGATGATCCAGAACATAAATCATTCAATATTATTGCATTAGATAACGGTCAGTTTGCTGCTCAACCTAACAATAGAATACAGTGGAGAGACATGAGTTTGATACCAGAGGACAAGCAGACACCAGACTTTGAGGTGTGCTCTCAAAACTATCAGGTAGAGAACACAGAGAAGTGGAGTGTCGGACACACTACAGAGTGGGCATATAAAACTAAACATGAGTTAGCAGACATTGATGATCAGTATGCTCATCATTTCCAACCAACACCAGAAACATGAACGAAAACCCCCATGCATGGAGAAAAGAGTACCTAGCACGTAAGGCAGGACTCAACAAACGTCAAGTAGAATTACTTGAGGAAGGACCTCATAGTCTATCTCAGAGTTGGTTACTTCAAGCAATGTATATTGACTACAAAAAAATTATGGGTATCAAAGAACCACCTTCCCGTGAGTCAGGGTATCAAACTACCTTGAAGGAGTGGTTCCAAAAACTTGACAAAGAATAAGGTTATAATAGTAAAATGGTGTAGTGCCACAATCATACCCATTGCTATGGTGTTTCATGTGATGGGTTGGACACCATGGAACAGTATCTTACAGATGTTTGGTGCTGCTGGATGGGTCTACGTTGGTAGGAAAACAGGAGAACGTGCCTTGGTTTTGAACTTCTTTCCACAGTTCTTTATCATCATACCAGGATTGATATTTCTATACTTGACGACACCTAAATAGTATACTATACTAAACTTGCGTATGCAAGGTGTTAATCCACCAATCCATTCAATACGACGAATACTACGAGTCAAACTTATGACATTTGCAAATCTAAAAAAACAATCTCGCTTGGGAAATCTTACTTCTAAGTTGACCAAGGAGATAGAGAAAATGAATACGACTGGTTCATCTAATGTTGATGACCGTCTATGGAAATTAGAAGTAGACAAAGCAGGAAACGGTTATGCTGTAATCAGATTCCTCCCTGCACCTGACGGAGAAGAACTACCATGGGCAAAGGTATGGTCACATGCTTTCCAAGGACCTGGTGGTTGGTACATAGAGAATAGTCTAACTACACTTGGTCAAAAAGATCCTGTGTCAGAGTACAACAGACTACTATGGAACAGTGGCATAGATGCAGACAAAGACCTTGCACGTAAGCAGAAGAGAAAACTTACTTACATTGCAAACATCTATGTTGTAAAAGATCCAACCAATCCTCAGAATGAAGGTCAAACATTCTTATATAAATTTGGTAAGAAAATCTTTGACAAAATTACAGCAGCAATGCAACCTGAGTTTGAGGATGAGGAAGCAATCGATCCATTCGATTTCTGGCAGGGTGCTAACTTCAAGTTGAAGGCAAAGAACGTAGCAGGATACAGAAACTATGATAGTTCTGAGTTTGCTGCATCTTCTGCATTACTTGACGATGATGATGCACTTGAAGCACTATGGAAGAAGCAGTATTCTCTCAAAGAATTTACAAGTCCATCTGAGTTCAAATCATATCAAGATTTAGAAACCAGATTGAATGCAGTTCTAAACAACAAGAGAGCACCTGTAGCAGCAGAAGTTGCTAATGAAGAGGAAGAGATCGTAACTGCAACACCAGAACCTGTTGTTGCATCTGCACCAACATCAGTCAATGAAGATGATGATGCACTAAGTTACTTTCAGAAACTAGCAGAAGAGTAAGTGGATATCTTATCCTTCAAGGAACATGTAGGGGTCTGGGATGGTAATCTTACCGTCCTAGACCTTTCTCTTAGGCATGTGATGGATCTACATGAAAAAGATCCTAAGTCAGATGGATACTCTAACATAAATGGATGGCAGAAGATTGGATTACATAAGATGCCACAGTTCAATCCATTGAAAGAAATGATTATCAATAGATGTTATGATTACTTGGGGGAGCATGGTATAAGTAGACCAAGAGGACTAGAGTGTGTCCATTTATTTGCTAACATAAATCCTAAAGGTGCATCTAATAGTATGCATCATCATACTTACGGTCAAATCAGTGGGGTGTATTGGTTGAAAGCACCACTCAATAGTGGAGATCTAGTCATCATGAGTCCATTTACAAACAGATACCTCAATACATCATGTATTCCCAAGACAGACTACAATGCTCTTCAATTGAAACCAAAAGCAAACCAAGGTGTATTTTTCAACAGTAATCTAACACACTACGTTGACATCAACAGGTCGAACAAGGACAGAGTGTCTGTTGCTTTTCACATCTTAATTCATGCCTAAACCAAAAACGACTTTTTGTTTTCAGAAAAGGGCAAAAAAAACTCTGACCAAAAAATGACCCTTAAGGTTTTTTCATGGACAACATTATTATCATAGAAGAGAATATTGACGTAAAACCGTTTTTAGACGAAATGGACTTAGAAGACTGGAATTGGGTATCTAAGCAAAAAGGTGTAGGTGGCGATAAGAGCCCATATGGGTTTTTACCGTTAGTTTGGGCAAAAGTCGAAAAAGGTGAAGATCCAAAAAATGCGATGGGACAAAGAAAAACACCATTATACGATAAGTACAAAAATGTGCACAAATTTTGGGAAAGACATAATATAAAGGAAACAGGTAGAGCAGCATTCTTCCGACTAAAACCAGGCGATAAGGTTTTGAGGCATATTGATAAAGGGTCATATTACTTAGACAAAGATAGATATCACTTATCATTACAAGGAATATACTTATATCAAGTCGGTAATCAAGAATTCTATGTCGCACCTGGCACTTTCTTTTGGTTCAACAACAAGATACCACATGGTGCTGTCAACGTAAGCGATGTGGACAGATATACTCTAGTTTGGGATGTTCCTCATAGTGAGAACAATCCTCACCATTTAGCGAGGAGACAAAATTCTTAGATTAGATCCTTTTTTCAGTTTTCTATTGACATATTGACTACTATCAGTATATGTGAGTAATTCTCTCATATCTTCTTTTATAACTTCAAGATAGTTAGATCTTACTACATTGATTGATCTTTTCTTATTATTTCTATCTTCTTCAAACTGTAAATTTGATACTGACGTGGTTCCAGTTTGAGTATACTTCTTACCATTCTCAGACCAAGAGAAGGAGTGATCTGCATCAACCCATATTCCAGACTGTTGTAAAATAAGTCCTTTTGAGTTTCTTACTTCTTTTGACTCATAATGGTGAATTTGTGTAAGAAGTGTCGTTGAGTACTTATTATCAATATATCTTTTGAAGTCATATTGATTCATTGGCCACTCATCTCTCACATTTAATATATTATTACTTATCAGAACTACCCAATCTAATGAAGAATCTCCATATACTCTAAATGCCACATTATCAGGTCTATCATCACCATTTATAGAAAATCTTTCAAATGCAGCTATGCTACCTATAATCTCTTCTCTTATTTTTCCTCTTTTGAATAAATTTGTCGAATTGACAAAATCAAGAGATGATCTCCTATTATCAGCAAAGGATGGAAGTGATACTTTCGGAAAGTTTGTAAAATAAGCCATTAGAATCCAATATCCTCCACATTGATTTTATTATCCCCTTGAAGGATTCCTCCCTCACCATCTGGTCTCATCAAGTCTGCTATACTTGCATTAGCTTTCTGTTGTTTTGTTCCACCATCTCCATCTGGATCTAAGTAATCCTCGGCAAATATTGGAGTCAACTCAGTAAATGCTAATTCCATGGTTGATCTAACAGGGTTAGACACTGCTCTACTATCTGCATAAGACTGGTAAACATTTTCAGGTGTAAAGTTTGTTGATACTTGTGTCAAAGCACATATTTTATGTATAGGTAAACCTCTAATCCTATTAGTTCCATTGAAGTAACCTATTCTAAACACTCTAGGTGCACCAATAAAGATATTTGCTGTTCCTATACGTTGACCAGCCTGCCTACCAGCATACCCAGTGGGTTGCATGCCTTGTCTAAACACTCTCATTATATGTCTAGACATTTGAGCGTCTTGCTCATCATTTGGTGCAAAATCAAATCTAAATGTGAAATTTCTCAACTTTGGACTTGAGAATAATAATTCTAGATTTGGGTTTATTGCTATTCCCAACGAACGTGCAACAAATTGATTAGTGTCTACATTTATATTGATAGAAGATAACATCATCTTTGCAAGGAATGCTGTCGTTGCTGTTCCACTACCTAGGTCATCATTATCTAACCTTTGAATTTCACCTATGAATTTACCAATATTATCCATACCCTTGAATATATTTCCGAAACCACCATCTTCCACATCACCAATTTTGTTTGTAGCACCTTGAAATGCTGCCAACTCCATTGCATTTGCTTTACCACCACCCCATTCAACACCATTACTTACTCTTAGGTCATTTGGAATAGGTAATTTTATTGTATTACCATAATCTCCAAGATTTGTAGATCTAGTTGGACCTTTACCCGCTATAAAATCTAATATTGCTGGTGTATCGTTACGTCTTGTTTTTTTATCAAAAGAACCTACATTGGGTGGTTTATACTTAAAAGTCTCAAATCTGATATAATCTTGACCACCAGACCCATATGCAGCATCAGCAGGATATTTTAGAACAGGGAATAATTTGAATATTTCTCCTAATCCATTGTTTGCATCCAAATCCTCTACTGTTTGTTCTTCTTCTTCTCTTTCATTTATGACGGTGGTTTCCCCTTCTGAAGTTGATATTCTAACACCAACTTGATCCTCACTATACTCATTAGTATTCAAGTCTTTATATTTGAATAACCAAGGAAAACTTGAGTTCCTTACATGTTCATCTGTGTTTATTTTATCCCATAAGTCTTTTAGATCACCGTCATCATTTCTTGCAATTGCTTCATTTGCAGCTTGCCATTGATCTTTTGATAATACGAAGTTTTGTGTTCCAGAACTTTCTGACGCCCACTTCAATTGTGCTAATGATCTAGTATATAACTCACTAAAATTATTATTTTTCACTAAATTTTTACCCAATTCTGAGTCTAAATCTATTACTTCACCACTTAAAGTTTCAATTCTTATGACTGATCCAAAATTATCTTTAGTGACATCTGTTGATAATATTGGTTTTACAAATACTTCTTCTGTTCCAGCACTTCCATCAGTCTCTGTTATATCTACTTCAATTCTATGATATCCATCTTCATGTACTGCATCTGTGCCAATATCACCATTTATACCCATCTCACATGAGTAGGTATCTCCTAAATCCCCTCCCATAAGAGATCCACCTTCAAATACACAATTGTTCAATGCGTACCTACTTGCTTCTTTTTGTTCTTCTTCTAATGACATTACTTGTAAAAACCACCTTTTTGTACTGTCGCTGCGTCGACACCCAATTCTACAGAACCTATCACTCTACGGAATTCCTCCATACCATAGGATAACGCTTTATCCCAGTCACTCATACCAAGTACAATGAAAGGGGTATCCATATAAGACTTTAGGTATTTATGGTACCCACGAACCTTGGTCGGATCTCCACCACCATCAACATAATTCAGCACTGCTTTCCTATTAGTAGGTGTTTGGTAGTGTAAGTTTAGACCATAGAATGCACCACCAGATGCTCCAAAAATGTAGCATAGTGGGTTTCTATCCCAATATGGGAGTGTTTTCTTATATTTTGCACCATATCTGAAAATAGAAAGGGTGCCAGGTTTAGGACTCCCACTATAAGTTGAGTCTGGAAATTCGTCGCTATATGCCAAGTTCCTTCTCCGTCATTACTTGAAATTCCCATTTACGGTCAGCACAGAAATCTTTTGCTGCCTCCCATTTTGCTTGATTTTTTGCATATTCTAGTGCTTCATACATATATTTCTTTGTTTTTTTCTTCTGAGTGGGTGGATTACATTGCTTCAATGGTTTGATTTCTATTACCTTTTCCACCACCTTACCATGTACATTCTTGTACTTGATATAGAAGTCAGGAAAGTATCTCTTCACTTTTTTGGTAGTTGGGTCATAGTATGGTATGAAGAACTCTTCTGATGCCCATGTGAGAATTTGAGGTTTCTCATCACAATACACCATGAACTTTCTTTCCCAAAGTGATCTATAAATGATATTTTGGGGGTTACCTTTATACTTTTTTGAGTTTCTGGGACGAAACTTCCCCTGATATGACATACATAGTATACACGTTCACGCTATATTTAGATGGCTAGAGTACCAAGTGTCTATAGAAATGATAGGCACCGCATGCCAACGGAAGAATTATATAGATCAAGAGTAGCAAATGGTGGAATTGCACCAGCCTTCAATAACATATATGATGTATCAATAAATTTTGAAAATTCTCAAAGTCTAGCAAGTTATCTTTCTCAAAGCACTTTATACGATAAACAAGCATCACCAGGTCAATTTCTATCATTATTCTGCTCAGAAGCATTATTACCTGGTTCACAGATTCAAACATCTCAGGTAGATGGGTTGAGACAAGGTGTTTCGCAGAATTATGCTACATTTAGGAGATATCCTGATATAAACCTTACATGGTATAGTCAAAGAGACTATTATACCAATGATATCTTCAATGCTTGGTTAGAGTTTATATCACCTACTCACTTATCCAGAGGTGGACATGGATTCAATACCACAGACCGTATCAATGATGTTCCATCATTTAGAAGGTTGCAATATCCAAGAACTTACAAATGCCCTATAGAAATTACAGCATTTAGTAAGGAGGTGCATGATAAGGGTAAGAGACTAGATAAATCTGATAATTTTGATGTTGCATTCAACAGATCTAATAGTATTACTTACTATCTTCAAAATGCCTTCCCAGTCAATATTATTGCTTCTCCATTAGCATATGGTAAGTCTGAACTCATAAAAACAACAGTCTCGTTCAAATATGAGTACTTTTATATTGACAGAACTGCATCAAATGGTAACGGTTTCCTTACAAGTGACAAATTTAAGACTAGAGATCCTATAATAGATAAAACAGTAAGACAACCTGTGTCTAGTAACATTGGAACTGGTAAAGAATATGATGATTACTTCATTGAGGCAGAAGAGCATGAATGGGGTCCTGATGGTCAACCCTCTGCTTCTGAGCAACTTAAAATTTATAATCAAGGATTATTAGGACCTGGTTAGTGCTATACTAAATAAAACGATTGAATTGAAAGATTATGCCATTACCTAAAGTTGTAGCACCCACATTTGAGTTGACGCTACTATCTACTGGTAAACCAGTAAAATACAGACCCTTTCTTGTAAAAGAGGAAAAAGCACTACTTATCGCTCTTGAGAGTGGTAAACAAAAAGACATTATCGCCACAGTGAAAAATGTTATAAAATCTTGTGTGCAGTCTAGAATCAAAGTGGATGAACTTCCATCATTTGATTTAGAATACCTTTTTCTCAATATAAGAGGTAAATCTGTAGGTGAGACAGTAGAATTACTTGTCAATTGTAATGATGAACCAGACACACAAGTTCCACTTACTATTGGACTATCTGACATCGGATTAGATGTACCAGAAGGACATGATAAGAAAATTGATATTGGTGGTGGGATTAGTATTCTTATGAAATATCCATCTATGGATGAATTCCTAAGAACTAACTTTACAGTCACTGACAAAACTGATGATGGTGGAGTTGATGCAGCATTCAATTCTGTAGCAAAATGTGTTGACACTGTTTATACAGAAGAAGAAGCATGGACACAGGATGATTGCACACTAAAGGAAATTGTCAATTTCATAGAGCAACTTAGCAGTGCTCAATTCAAAAAAATTGAACAGTTCTTTTCTACTATGCCAAAATTGAAGTATGAAGGAGAGGTCATCAATCCTAATACACAGGTTGCTACTAAAGTTGAAATTGAGGGTTTGGCAAATTTTTTCGGATAATGCTATATCACACGTCAATAGATAATTTTCTAGAGACGAACTTTAGTTTGATTCACCACCATAAGTGGTCTTTGAGTGATATAGAGTCGATGATACCATGGGAGCGAGAGGTATATGTAAAATACCTAGCTAGTGCATTAGAAAAACAACGATTAGAAGTACAGCAAGCAAATGGCTGATATTACAAAATTATCATCAATGATGCCTTCTTCGGGAGAAGTTTCTCAGAAGGTAAATCTTCTGCTGGATGCACAGGCACAACAGGAGACTAATACAAATGTAGTGTCAGCAAAGGTAACTTCCATGTTCTCCAATTTGGACAGAATGGAAGAAAGTATGTCAATCATAAGAAAGTCACTCAATAGAGATATAAGATCAAGAGAGAGATATTATAATGAAGAAGTAAAGTTACTAAAGAAAGAACTTAAGACTACAGAAAGTCTGAAGGGAAGTTTGATGAATGTGGCAGCACTTGTAACTGGTCTTAGTTTAGCATCAGCAGTGAGTAATTTTCAACAAGGTAATTTCGGTGCTGGTGCAAGAGATCTAACTCTTGCCACAGGAGCAGCACTATCACAATACTTGCCTGAGGTTATAACAGGATCAGCGATTATAATATCACAACTGTTAGGTTTTGGTAAGAGAGGATCAGTAAGACCAAATGCTGGAATGAGAACTGGTCTATCTCCTAGACCTGGTGCTGGTAAATTGGGACTCTTGTTACCACTTCTTGGTTTATTGGGATTGGGAGCACTTTCTGGTAAAGGAAGCGAAGGTGATGCTGATAAGGTAAGAGGAGAACTCGTAAGAAAGCAGTTAGTAACAGAACAAACTATAAACCAACCAGATGTAGACAGGTTCAAACTACAGTTAGAAAGATTTTCATTCCTAATTGACAGATTACAATCAGATAGAGTTGATCGAGTAAGTCCTATCGTACCTAGTCGTACTTCAACAAGTGCTGCTGATGGTACTAAAATAACATCTTCAGGGTTATTCCCTAATTTGATGAAGAACGATAGATTGATAGAGTTACAAAATATTCTTCAAGATCAAACAGGTGGACGTTTGGATCAAATAGGTGGAAGGACAGTTCCAGTTTCTGATATGACTCTAAGTCAAATCAATCAATACCAAGCTGATTTAGACCCAGAGGCAGAATCTGGAGTCGGTTTGTTCAATATTGAAGATCCATTGGGTGCTGTAGAAGAAATGTTTAACGCAAAAGGTCTCAAGTTTGATGCTGATAAGATACTATTCACTGAACAGTTGCAAAGAGAATTAGCATTATTCGAGATAAACAAGTCATTACCAGAAGGTAAAAAATTGTCTGCAAGTGATCTGACACCATTTAATGGTATGAATGCGGAGACATTAGGTGGATTCTTAAATAATATGCCAAACATAAGACCAAATACATCGGAGAATGAATTATTTGATATATCACCTCTATTTGAAGATATTACAGAAGATGATGGAAGTGGAACTGGTGATGATAAAATCAGTTCTAATACATTTGTGATGCCAAGCAATCAGAACAACGTTGCGATGATAGACGGTAACGCATCAGCTGCTAGTGTAACTGTATCAACAGACTATAGTTCAAATGATGGTGTTACCATAGACAACTTCCACAACATTATTCAGTATGACTCACCAGCAATCTTCGGTGGAGTTACTGCATGAGTAATTTTACAGCAACAACCAAGTTGATGCAAATAGGTAGTGAAAGAGAGTCACTACTCAGTCTTAGAAATTTAAAGATAAAATCTAGACTTCAAAAAGAAAGAGAAGAACTAAACAAAGCATTCAAGGATAAGGCTGATAGGCAACAGCAAAGAAGACAAACAGGATCTAATATTATAGGTGCATTAGCTGGTGGTGGTGCTGGTATTGGTATTATAAGAAGGTTTAGACCTAGAAGACCTACTCCAACCACAGGGAGTGGTACAAGAAGGTTTAACATATTCAGAACTAAACCAAGAATATCACAAGGTGGAAGAGTCAATACAAATATCTTAAGAAATGGATCAAAACTAAATTCACTTCTAACAGTAGCATTTACTGGATATGATTTTTTAGATAGGAAGGCATCAGGTCAAACTAATGTACAGGCAGGGACTGGTGCTGTTGCTACAACAGGAGGTGCAATTGGTGGTGGAGCTGCTGGTGCAAAGTTAGGTGCACTCATAGGATCTTTTATTGTACCAGGTGCTGGAACTGTTGTTGGTGGTGCGTTAGGTGGTCTTTTAGGTTCTTTTATTGGTGCTACGGCAGGTGGTAACATTGCTGACTCTATAACAGGTGCAAATGAGGAGACTAGAAGGAAATTAGAACTGAAGAAAGTTGATTTGCAAAAAGGATCTACACTTTTTGGATCAGCACTTGACAAGTTTGATACAGTTCTTGATAAATTTGAGAAACTTAGACAGGATGACTTTGATCGCACAAGAACAAGAGATAGTGATTTTGTTATTCCAGCAAGACAAGGTGGTTTAAGAGGTTTTATCAATAGGTTTGCTAGACCAAAACGACCTGGATCAGGTAGTGGAGAAACTACTACTGAAACTGAATTTGACGTAGCAGATTTCAATCAAAAACCAAGAAATCTTAAGGAGGGGCTTCAAAGGGATTTGTATATCCTAAAAAGACTTCCTTACGGAAAGATACTAAAAGAAAGTGTAGATCAAACAATAAAAGAATACGTAGATTCCTTTACAAATCCTCTCAATCTTGCACTGCTCATATTATTGAGAGGTAAAGCAAAGGGAAATGTCAAAATACCAAGAAACTTGATCAATGTTACTCCTGGTAGCATAAACAATCCATTTCCAAATTTTGGTAGTAGTAGAATTGCAATACCAAATACAAGTAGTGGTAGCATCGTAAAACCAAATAATATACCATTCTTTGTTAAACCTCAGTTTATCAACAAAAATGTAACTAAAACCATAGAACTTAGAAAACAAATTCGTAAAATAAATTTCAAGACTAATAAGGTATTGGATGACAATAGAAGATTAGTAAGACAGGTTAGGAGTAAGAAATTCTTAGTAGATAAGGTTGACATATATGATAAAGCCATAAGAAATTTGATGAAGTTCTCCAAAGAGATGTCAGCAGAAGCAACTAAGTTCCAAAATAATAAAGAATTGACCAATGCTTACTTCAAATCTCAAAGAAGAATATCAAGTCAAATTGAAAGGTATAGGAATAAAATTACACAGATTTCATTACAAGAAATAGACAGACTGAGTAAAGGTGAGGAAATAATCAATCAAACTGATATTGAGTTTTCTAGATTTGAGTTGATGCAAAGTAATATGCTTAGAAAGATAGTAACTGGTGATCCAATGACTGATGCAGAGTTGATACTTTATAAGTCATATAGAAATTTCTTAGAAAGGAGAGCATCTGACCCCAAGTTCAAGGTAAATACTGAGATAATTGACTTCTTCAACTTAGGTCCTACACATGTTAATGGAGAAAGAATATTCGATGGTGACATTCCTGGAGGTAGCACTGACTTCGGGAAGAAGAACATTTTCAAAAATCCACAAAATCCTAAGAATCCTGGCTTTTTTGATAGTCCTGCATTCAGAAAAATAAAGAAATTTTATAATAAGACCAATCCAGTCAATACGAGCTTCAATGTACTTCAAGAAGGTAATCAAACAACTAATGTCTCAATTGATAATAGTAGTACTATAGCAATGTTTGGTGGAGGTTCCTCAATAAATATGATGGAGATAAACGGGTATATGTCAGTATAATGTCAGAAGAAGTAACTGCTGGTTTATGGACAAGAAGTCACAAACTGATAAAGTTTGATGTGGCTGGAGATATTAAGGTGCCTGAGGAGACTAATGTAGCTCAATCTTTAATGGGACAGATGTTATTCTGTAAGTATTATGAGGGTTTTGGTAATACTCTAATAGTAAAGATAACTTGTGTGGATACTAATGGTCTTTTAGATAAGTTACCTATAAGGACTGGAATGTCAATTGAATTGTCATTCAGACATGCAAGTTTAGAAAACGAGGAGGTTTTTGAATTTAGTCAGGCAAACAATAATAATCTAATCATAGTCAATATTGATGGAAATCATGAAGACAAGAGACAAATGTACACTTTGACGTGCATTACTCCAACAACTCTGAGTAATCATACAACAAGAGCATATCATAAGTACACTGGTAAGATAGATTCTACAGTTAGAAGTATACTTTCACAATTATTAAGTGCTCCTGAGTCTAGACAGGTTGTAGATGAAACTTCAAATACATATGATTTTTGTGGAAATTTTACAAGACCTATCAACCTTATCAATAGACTAGCAACAAAATCAGTAACACCTAAGGCTGAACCAGACTCACCTGAGAAAGGTTTATGTGGTTATATGTTCTTTGAGACACAAAAAACTGGATATAATTTTAGGTCTGTAATGAATATGATGAAAGAAGAATCTGTCTTCCCAGTCTATGAAAAGGTTGGAGCTAAAGATGCAATGAATACTAATCCATTCACACTTGCTTCAACACCAAAATTTGTAGAAAGTCAAGATCTCATCAAAAAACTTAGGATGGGTCAATACCAATCCCATAATGTGGTGTATAATATAATGGATAGGAATGTAACTTCCTACATCTATAAGTCGGAAACAGACGGTGAGGTTGCTAGTTCAGCTGATGAAATTCCATCTCGTCGTATACTAAGTGTTCTTGATCTTGGGTCAACGACTGCAAAAGACAATGAGTTAGCAGAACTTGCGGAGAAAGTGACTTGGAGACAATCACATGCTGCTGCACAGTATCAATTGCTATACTCTCAAATGCTTGATGTCACTATTCCCATGAACTTGAACCTTGAAGTTGGTATGACACTAAACTTCAAATTTCCCGACCTAAATACTGGCGAAGGCACCACTGCTGGCGTCACACCAAGTTCTGGTAAATATCTTATCGCAAGACTATCACATGAGTTTGGTAATCCTAGAGGAGATTTTACAGGACTTACACTTGTTAGAGAACACTACCTACCATACGAGGAATAATGAAATCAATTGAAGACCACATCGCAAAGGATAAGGAAATCCTAAAAGATCCTAAAACTTCTGAACCCATGCGTCATCATATTGAAGATGAGTTGCATGACTTGGAGGAGTATGTCGAGCATCATAAAGATGAAATCGAAGCGGGAGATCACCATGACCCTAATGTATTAGAGGTATTTTGTGATGTTCACCCTGACGAACCAGAGTGTCTAGTATATGACGACTAATGGTACTTGAACAAGAGTCTATAAAATCGCAACATCTTGGACAAGATGGGTTCTACTGGTTCATTGGACAAGTAGTAATAGACTCTGCGTGGAGAAATGAAGAAAATAAAGAAACAAACGATTACGGATATAGGGCAAAAGTAAGAATAATAGGGAAGCATCCAGCAACTAATGACATAAAGGATGATGAATTACCGTGGGCACATTTCTTATTACCACCCACGTTTGGATCAGGAGTCAATCACTATGGATTCAGTAATTTTCTCCAAGGTGGTGAGACAGTTTTTGGATTCTTCCTTGATGGTATAGAGGCACAGCAACCAGTCATATTCGGTTCTTTAGCACAGCATAAGAATATGAAGAACTTCATTGACTGGGATGAGGTAGAAATTGCTGCTACATCAGGATTTTCCCCAATCAGAGTTGACTCCTTCGTAACAGGTGGTTTGGGAACAACTACTAAGGTTGGTGGAAGTGATGTTTCATTTGAAGGTGGCACAATTCCTGACAATAATGATCAGATTTTAGCATCCAATGGTCAGAAGGTTGACACTATTAGTAAGATAGAGAACAATAAAGTAGTAAAACTAACCAAAGCAGCAGAGTGTAGCACACCATCCAAGGCATTGAAAGATATGGGTGGAGCACTTGGTGATTTGATGAAAGTTCTACAGAAATTAGAGAAGACTAAAGCAGGGTACATAGATCCAGTATTGAACACAGTAGTAAATATAGACAAATTAGTGGATTATGCTGCCAAGAAGATGGCAGGAAGTTTATCTAATGTTATAGCAAATACTAGAACTAAGTTATTCAATAAAATTGACGAGGGCATAAGCGATTCATTGGATTTTCTTGATCCTAACTTCTTAGCAAAACAAATAGGTATAGAAAAAGCAAAGGATGGTATCTATTGTTTACTGCAAAATATAATGAAAGGATTGAAAAATCTTATTACTAAAGCAATAAAGAGTTTGATTGGTAAGTTGTTGAACTTTCCTTTATGTGCTATTGAGTCTTTCCTATCAGGCATCTTAGGTAAGATAACAAATGATATACAGAAAGCAATCGCTCCACTGATGGCTGGTATCAAAGGTCTTATACCAAGTATTTCTTTACCCGATTTCGGAGGAATGTTAGGTAAAGCATTAGGTGCTATTCAAGGTCTTATGAATCTTCTTGCTTGTGAAGATTCTGAGTGTAAGTTAGACTTAGATGTTGAGTTGAACAAAGGACAGACAGGCAAGAAAGATATGGACTTTGCTAAGATGATTGGGATGACAAACCTTATGAATAAGACTGATAAGGGTATTGATGGTATGATGGAGAATATTTTTCCTGGTATGACTGGAGATCCAGGACCTATGAGCGAGTTAGAGAAATTAGCAGGTCCTTGTAATCCATATGACCCTGAGACATGTCAACCACCTAGTGTGCAGTTCTTTGGTGGAGGTGGTATCGGAGCATTTGGTCAGGCAGTTGTCAATGAAATAGGACAAGTTGTGGGTGTAGACATGAAAGATCTTGGTTTTGGATATACTGAGACTCCATATGTATCGTTTGTAGATAATTGTGACAATGGTAGAGGTGCTACTGGTATAGCAGTTGTAGAGGATGAGAAAGTTGTAGAGGTTATTATGATAGAAACAGGTGATGGTTATCTTGGATCTGGTAGTACTGGAGGAGAAGAGGTGGTTGGCGTTATTGATGGTGCAGATGTTATCAGCACAGGTACAGGATACCAACCAACAGACACAGTATCAACAGATGATGGTTGTGTGATGACACCAGAGGTAGTCAATGGTAGAATAGTAGGACTAAAAGGATCTTGCCCAATGGGAGGTGGTTTATCTGCTCTTGCTGTGAATAGTTCTACTGGTTATGGTGCAGTTCTAAGACCTAGAACAAAATTTGTGCCAGTGAAAGAATATGCATCACCTAGTGTGCCAAGCACAAGTATCCTCACTGTAGTAGATTGTCCTAGAGGTGTGTAATGTCAAAACCGAATAAAGTACCACCAATAATAATACATCATCCCCATGATGGCGAACTAAGGCTCGGTAGGGAAGATAAAGATGTATTAAGAAAAGCAGATTGCCAGTTGAAAGCAGGATCAGATGCAGTCTTACGTCTATTCAGAGATGGTGGTTGGGAACTGAGATCTAAAAGAGGTATAGAGGTAGATAATCCTGGTTCTAATATTATACAGTCAGGATCAGGACCTCTTTGTATAAAGGTAGATGGAGACTTCAATATTGAATGTGGTGGTGAGTTCAACGTGAATGCTGCGAAGATAGTTATGACAGCAAATGACGCTGTGGATGGTAATATAAAACTAAATGCAAATCAGGATTTCTTTGCAGAAGCAAAGAAAACTGCTAAATTGAATGGTAGTAACGTGCAAGTCATTGCAACACAGAATCTTATAGCAAGATCAGATGCTGCACATGTATTGCAAGGAGGGTTTGTTCATGTACATGAAACTAACTCTAAGATCATACCACCATCACTCAAAGAATTCATTAGTAAAATACAAAAATGAATATACCAGATATTTTCTCAGGTAAAATCGTAATAGGACCTGAACCACATGTTGATCAATCAGTAAAGACTTTAGATGGTGATAAACCATTTGTAGGTACACTTGCTGCTTCAGGACCTGCGTTTATAGGTAAGCATGCAGGGGGTTTTGCTAAAGGAGTTCTCAATGTAGGAACGGATTTAGGTGGATTTTCACCTGGCGTCAAGGGTAGAGCAGCACATATAGAGGGAGATGTAAGAGTCAATGGTGAGAAAGGACCTAATCATGTTTATATTGACGGTAATGTATTCGTCACAGGAACTGTTGATTGCTTATCAACAGGAAGATTAGAAGCAAGACATGCGGTTGCTGATAGTCTACCTAAACCGTTTGACATGGTTCATCCTAGCAAAGGTGAGGGTCACAGACTCAGATATGCTTGTATTGAAGGACCTGAGGTTGGTGTATATTTCAGAGGTAGAACACAGGACAATGAGATTGTCTTACCAGATTACTGGAAAGATCTTGTGGTGACTGATAGTATCACGGTTCAAACACAACCAGTTGGATCAGCACAGGATATTATAGTAAAGGAATGGGATGATAGTAAGATAACACTTGAAGGTGTCACTGATTGCTTCTACCACGTATATGCTGAGAGGAAGGACGTCAATCCACTCGTGGTTGAGTATCAAGGAGAAACTTGGGAGGATTATCCAGATCCTAAGTATGATGATCCTACTTATTCTAGGTAATATATAAATACTGTAGTAATAATATCTCAGCAAATGGCAGCAGAAGAGTATTCACCGACCAAAGCCACTATTAGATGCAAAGGTAAGATTCCACCCGATGGACTCATATGTCTTCCTGATGCATGGGCAAACAAAATCAAACCAGAATCAATAGTTGTGCAAGTAACACCATATGGTGTATGGCAAGAACTATACATTGAAGCAATTCTTTATGATGGCAGACAGGTTCAAATCAAAAACAACCTAGGTGCTGGTATCGCAGGACAGTATAACGCTATGGCAAACGTCAAAGACGGAGAAACCATTTCAGATTGACATAATTAGTCTTCTGCGTTATAGTAAGGAGAACTACAAATCTCCCATGAACATTGAAGAATACGTCAGTAAAATCGAAATCAACATCCCAAGGGCATCAGTAAAAATCCATGGGTGTGATGGTCAGGTGCAAACAATTGATTGCGATGATGCTGCCATTT